TTGGTGCCCAGAAGAGGACTCTATGAAGGGCCTTGCGTCATAGGAGAAACCGGGTAGAATCGCGGCTCTGGCGACACTTCTGGCGACACTCTTGGCAAGCTACTACAAGCGCGGCGACTCCTGGCGAGCCGTGGTCCGTAAGGTGGGCCACCCTCCTGTATCTCAATCCTTCTCAACTAAAGCAGCAGCCCAGCAGTGGGCCATCCACCTCGAGGGTGAGATGGACTCGGGGCACTACGCCCCCTCGGTCAAAGTGACCGGTCGTAAGCTATTCACGCGTTTCTCAGAAGAGATCTGCCCCAAGCGCCGGGGGTGTAGGTGGGAGCAGGTGCGCATCAAGCGCTTCCTGAAAGAGATGGCCTTCCTGAACAAGGAGGCGTCGAAGATCACCCGGCTGGATATCCACAAGTGGAAAGAGCACCGCTTGACGGTCGACCAAGTGGCCAACTCCACGGTTAACCGCGAGATGAACCTGATCAGTTCGATCTTCACCACGGCCACGCGAGAGTTCCACCTCAATATCGCCAACCCTTGTAAGCAGGTAAAGCGCGCACCGCCTACCAAGGCTCGTAAGCGCCGGATCTCAGAGGCTGAAATACTGAGCATTACGGCCCAGTTCGACTGGGATATTGGGCGTAAGCCCCGTAAAGGGTGGGGTGCAGGCCGGGACTCGGTGCCGTGGATCTTCCTGCTAGCCATCGAGACCGGTATGCGACTGTCCGAAATTTGTACGCTAACTTGGGACCAGGTATTCGAGCGTCACGTGCACCTGGATAGATCGAAGAACGGGGATGAGAGGGATGTGCCGCTAACTGCGCGCGCCAGGGAGCTATTCAAGGCCCTGGGCGGCGGGGTGGGTGATGTGTTTCACCCGAGTGCGGCTGTGGTGGGAGAGGAGTTTAGGGATGCCCTGAAGAAGGCGGGCATCGAGGGGTTACACTTTCACGACTCTCGTCATGAAGCGTGCAGTCGACTAGCGAAAAAACTGACAGCGATGGAACTGGCCGCGGCTATCGGCCACCGGGATTTGAAGTCCCTGATGATCTACTACAACCCAACAGCCGCGGAGCTTTCGAGCAAACTGGACTAGGGCTTGCGCTTGAAGCGGATGACCAAGCCTGCAACTACTGCACCTGCAATGGCTATATACGGAATGCAGTACCCGATGTCATGTGCGATGTTACCGTTCATGCTGCCTCCTTGAGCGAGTGTTTAGCGATCCAGTCCTCAACATCTTTCAGGGACCAGAGGACTCGACTATAAGGCAACATGCACCGCGGGGGCAACTTCTCGGGGGCTCGGCTGGCGTACTGACGTACCGTGTCGACGGAGAGGTTGAGCGCTTCGGCCAGATCTTCGACACCCAGTATGAGTTTCATGGTGTGTCCTTGGTGAGGTAGGGAGTGGAGGAATCGAACCTCCCTTTGTCTGGCCTAGAAACAGACACGCAATGGCTTATTTCATCCACCGGATAAACCGTCTCTCTACCTCCCCATTGATCGGCCATCGCATCGGCAATGCCTTGATAAGTCTCGGACCTGTCGCGCTGCCTGGTAGGACTTGGCCCCATCTTCCAGATACGTTGCTCGTATGGCGGAGGTAGTTGGTTAGTCGCAACCAGTGGCGGCAAGTTATACGTCAGAATCCCGGTCTTTTTGGTTTCGCGGTGTCCGAACATATGCGGCTGTATGTATTGTGGCTTTCCTAGATAGCTCCAAAGGACAGAGGTCGGATTTTCTAGGGCTACCCCAATACAGGCGTTTGCTTTTGCATCACTCCACAAATCGTGCGTCCAACGGATCGCCAGCTCTCGTTCCTTGGAATGGTGATACCAGCGATTGCCGCTGAGGGACATGGCAGTACACGGCGGGTGTAAGATAATCAAGTCCCAAGTGTGATAGGAAAGCGACCGAAAAATGTCACATTGATAGTGCTTGTCGCTGCCGTCTCTGGCTGGCAAAAGATCACACGACCAAGCATCATGACCTCTGGCAGCAAAGGCCCTGCGCACCACGCCCGATTCCTCGCAGCCGATGAGCACTCTCATACCTTCCCCGCTTCGTCAAACATGGCTCTCGGTTGGGCCATATTTGGCGTATCAACCACGTCAAGAACCCACTCACTGAGTTCGTGTTTCTCCGACATGGATAGAGATGCGGGCCATGGTTCACTTGAAATCAATCGGTGCGCTAGCTCCACGATTCTGGGGTTCACCGCACCTTGCGCCGCATCCTTCGCATCCGCTCCGGTAGAGACTGGCGTGGCTCGACGGTTCCAACGCTCTTTATGGGCTGTCCATATGTCACAGTAGTGGCATCCGAAAACCGGCGCGTCAATGTTGATCGTTCCATCTGGCCAATCGATCCCATCGCTCCCGCAAAACGGGCACGGCAATAGTTGGTTCGCGTCACTCATGCTGCAATCTCCTCTTTAACGAGACGTAATGTTTGTGTGGGTGCTGGGCACATCGCCTCCAGCTTGATCATGTCGATGCAATAGCATGTGATGTTCATGCCCGGGTAGGACGTACCGCGCCCCAAGGTGAAGCGTTTCTGACTACCATCCATCAGGCCCTTGCTCTTCATGAACTGGACCAGCTGGTCAGGTGGCACACGGTTGGTGAGACACCACTTACGGAACTCGGCCGTGGACAGGAACAGCTTGTTAGCTAGCTCACCACCCTTCGACCGGATCCAGCGACCGGCAGCTGAGCCCTGTGGCTTCTGGGTCATCTCAGGCCCACGCGGATCGGACGTGTCGCGATACTCATCGGACACCAGAATGCTCGGTGCCAGATCGTTGATCAGACGGTTAAGGGAGTCTTCTTCGCTTGGCTTGTTCATCGTGGCGATCTCTCCGCACAGGAACGTCAGGTGACGCATGGTCCACTTAGTAAGCTCATCCATATCGAACGCAACGAACCCGAGATCACTCAGGATCTGTGCAGCAGCCAGCGTCATGGCTGAACTGTCGCGGTAGAACCGGAAATCAGAGTTTTTGATGTCACCGGCTTCTGCGATGCGCTTGGCCTTGGCAACCACCAGATCCATCACAGCACGCTGGTTCTGCACCACGTACTGGATAAACTGCTCACCCACGCGACCCACGTTACGTTCGATCTGCTTGACGATGGGACCAACCTCGATCCCCTCGAGCAGCGGCGTGGCGTAGGTGTCCGTCTGAATTTCCATCATGCGCACAGCCTCAGCAGCCGTGTTAGCTTGCGTCGATGCGATGGCCGCACTGAGGTGCTTGTTGGCTGTGAACGAGCAGTGCAGGCTCCACTCTCCCGAGTTGGCCAAGCGCACGGCACCGCCACGTGACTCGAGACGCTCACGCTCCCGACCGTTAGATGCTGCGTACAGGATCTTACGTAGCTCCTCAGGGTCGATATTCGTGATCTCATCGATCAGGAACGGAAGGTTCTTCTGCGTCGACATCCGGTTAAACAGCGCCTTGACGGTAAAGCCTTCGGCCGTACCGATCGTGAGCTCGTCAGGATTACCGAACGCGCTGAGTGCAGCACGGCACACCGTCGTCTTACCCTTGCCGCTCACTGAGCCCGTCAGAGCTACCGGAATGCCCTTGTATGTGTTCTCACCGAACACAGTCAGGATAGAGGCGAAGTGATGGCACAATACGTACTGCATGGGTTCCATACCGTCACGCGAGTACAGTGCGTTAACACCTTCACTCCAGTCGGTCGTTGTACCTCTCGGCTCAGGGAACATGCGGCTCCGATCGGCCGCTCCGCCGCCCAGGATCACCTGACGCATCGAGCCATCCTTCTGGTACAGCCGTGTGCCGATCAGGAAGCCCGACATATCCTCACGCCACCCGAACGTGGTCATGGTACGGATCTCTTCGGTCTCGTTGAGCAGCTGCTGCATCGAGTCTTTCATATAAGCGCTGAGGTGCATGGACGCATCCTTGTTCGTGGTGCAGTGAAGTTCCTTTGCTGAGAGAGCCTCCACCAGTTTCTGTCCACCCGCACCAGCCACCGACTGCGGCAGACTGAAGGTCCGCACTGTCTTGTTCGGCAAGTGCATGTTGATGCGCAGACTGTAGTCATCGTCCTCTTCGCGGATACGATGGGTCGGGTAGAACAGCAGGTGCGCAAACGGGAATGACTCAACCACGCCATCCTTGTTCACGATCTTCTTCACCATCTGTGTGCTGGTGAACTCATACGATCGGGGCAGCGGAGGAACTTCCTGTGTGACGGCGACACCTTCATGCACCGCCTCAACCACCTGCATTTTAGGTTCTTCGATCTCGCGGCCGAGCGTGATAGGTGAAGTGATCTTGCCCTTGAACGGACAGTCAGCACACCCAGCTGCGTTATTGCGCTCGAAGAAGTCGCACGTGGCTGGCCCCGATCCCCAGGTGTTGTAGCGCGCTTCGACATCAAGTGAGTCGTGCCCTGTTGCTGCTCGGTTCTCGCTCCACTGGACGGCCAGTGGCAGGCCCTCAGCGCAGTGCTTAATGACGCCGATCACACCCCGCCAGGTCTCGTAGCCGACATCACCACGAGTGTCCCGCATGATCTGCAGCTGCTTGCACTTGGTTGCTGCGATCTCGGCGAAGGCAGGCACACTGGGTGCCAAGTGTCCGGTCAGATCTGAGTTCAGATCGCGCTCGGCTTGGGTCAGGATCACCTCACGCTTCACGCCGTATGTCGTAACAAGGTTCGACAGAATGGCGCGTAGGTCCGATGCGCGGACTGGCTCGATGACGCGGATGGTTCTAACCGTCTTGACGTTGTTCACGTCCTTACGGTTGTGCGAACCGACAGGGCGCAACACTGACGCGAAGTCAGCGGTGCGAGTTGGATCAGCCAGGATGCCGAAGTGCGACAGGGCACCCTTGAGCACGCCCGCCATCGCCCGCCACGCCTCAGCAGGGATCGGCTTGGTCAGGGGCCAGTAGCAATGCAGCCCATAGCCAGATGACACCAGCATGGGCTTCGGGAAACCAGTGGTCTCACAGAATCCGTCGATCGCGATCGCTGCGTCTTTCTGAGATGCGTAGCCTTTACCAGACGCCGCCTTATCAGCACCACAGTCGATGTCGATCCAGAAAGCCTTCGCCTCGTTCCAGTTAGGTTCGACGCGATATTTCTTCTTTAGCTTCCCGAATTCGTTGAGCTCACCAGTCTCGATTGCTTCCTGCTTGTAGCTCGCGCAGGCATGGTAGATCGACCAATCCGGGTGAGAGCGTTCAAGCTGCTCCATGGCATCAGCCATAGCAGATAGCTCAGTGAACGCTTTATGCGCGGGGAAGCGATGACCTACCTTGAAAATCGCGAGATACTTTACCCCATCCTCCGGCAAGATTGCCTTCAGAAATTGGAGTGTGTTCATCAGTGGATCAGTTGAATCCTTGGCTCTTCCATCGTCTGGCCGGTCTTGACGTTGACACCGATACGGATCGTGTCACTGATATGCTTACCGGCGATCTGTGCGAGTTCCGTGGCGTGGATGGTGTTGGCAGATGACTCGACGATGAGGCGACCAATCGCTTCCGACAGACCAATGATGATTTCAGCGTAGGCGAAGCCTTGAGTTCCAACTGACTGGAGGGCAGTAGTGCAAACGCCAGCCACCTTACGTGGGTCGATTTGATGCTGCATGGGAAACTCCTAACAGGAAAGGGTCCGAGGCTTTCACTCGGCGCGCGGGATGAGCGGCCCGCTCTGGGGGTGGTCGAGTCCCCGGTTTAATCGTCGAAGTTCAGATCGTCAAGCGAAAGGCTTGCACCCGTGGCCACGGGTGCCGGAGCCGGAGATGCTGCCTGGATGAAGCCCGTAGTAGCTACTGCAGAAGCAGCGAACTGGGGCCAGGCTGTGCCAGCCGGTGGAGGAACTGCTACAGGTGCTGGGGCGGCGACCGGACTAGCAGCCTTCGTGATCGCAGCCTTCGTGATCGCAGCCTGAACTTCTGCCGCGGTCACCGTCTTGTCTTTCGAGATAGCTACGGGTTCAGGTGCAGGCACAGATACAGGAGCAACGGCAACGGTAGCAGTACTAGGAGACTGAACTGCAGGAGATGCAAGAGCAGGTACCGTATTGACTTCCGGCGAAGCCCCGAGGATGTTATCAAGAAGATCGTGGTCGATCTCTTGGAGTCCGTTGAACATCGCTTCATCGATATACCCCCTCGGTTCGAACGTCAGCTTGGGCGTGGCCGACTCAGCGTCGAAGCCCAGCTTGGTGATGACACGGTTGTAACTGACGCCGCGCTTGTTAAGCAGCTTGCCGTAGTCGCCAAGCGGTCGGATCGAGGCAGGCGGCACACGGATCAGGAACGGCTCTTTAATCGCACTAGGCGAGGCCACAGCGAGCCGGATGGAGTCCTGGCAGCGCTTACCCTTAGTCGCAGCGCCAGTGCGGTTGTCGACGCCCGAGCCCCACTGGTTGTGGGGGCACAGCGCGCAAGTCGGACTCTGTGGAGCGGTCGACTGCGGGTCCGGTGCCACACTGTTCGAGGAGAAGCAGTCAGGCTTCTTAGCGTCTTCACCCTCGGTGTACGACTTGAGGTAGAAGATCTTGGACGCTACTGGGTTGGCCTTGATGAGCACCACGTCGATCCACGAAGCCGGAGAGCTCGGGTCCAACGGGTTCGGGATGATCTTGCGCTCGTCGCCCTTAACGAGCGTGAAGACCTTACCCTTAATGCTGATGGAGGGAAAACCGCCGCTGGCGAAACCAGCAAGATCCTGGTTAAGTGCAGCTGGTTGTTCGGTGCGCAGGAATGCTGGCAAACCTGCTTCGAATGGGATGATGTTCGACATGTGTTGCTCCTATGTCTGTTAGTATATCACGACCTACGAAAGTTCACAACCCGCTCAGATCTCCAGTCGACCCCTGGAGGCAGGTTCTGATGCTCTGCAATATATTGCTCAACGGCCACCTTAGACACCCGGAGATCTGCTAACGCCCAGTTGTCGGATCCGGTAACGAAATCCTTGAACGCGGACTTGTCCGAGAGGGTTGCGCTGTTCTTGGTGATCACGTATGCGGTGCCATGCTGCGTTCTAACCGACTCCAAACCAGAATTTGAGAAATACCCTAGCAGGTACTGCTCGATCTTGTCCAGTTTTTCGTCGATCGGCTTACAGGCAGCATCGTATTGCGCCTTCAGTTGGGCCTTTTTATCTCGACCCTTGACGTAGGCTTCGACCAGCTGGTCGATACTCGGCGTGCTTATAACGGGTACTGCGCTCATTGCGTGCTCCTTGTGTGTATGCCGCAGAGAGTAAGTAAGTGTGTGACGTGAGTGGACTAATTTAGTGCGTGAACCATCGAGTGGACCAGGGCTGCGACGGTAGCGGGATTTTTCTTGCTGTACCCCTCACCCCACTTGGTGTCCAGCATCTCGATGGCTTTGTCGAAATACAGAGCAACGACCACGGCAGGGTTGGTGAAGGTGGGTTCGGTTACTGAGTTAAGCAATGGCTTGTTCATTTGATTCCTTGATCAGATCCAGTAGGACGCTCTGCAGCGCCTGCTTGTCCTTGAGACGGGCGTAAACTTTCCGCTCCATCTCGCTCCCAGCAATATGAGCGATTACGGTACTACGCTTCTGACCAGGGCGACGAACACGAGCGTTAGCCTGTTCATAGATTTCGGCTCCCCAGATTGGGGCGTACCAACAAATCGTGGTAGCTGCCGTCAGTGTGAGCCCATGAGACATGGTGCCTGGGTTCGCGACGAGCACTCGTGGCTCGGGGTCATCCTGAAAGGCACGGAAGATCTCATCCCGCACACTCTTCGACGTTTCACCGTGGATAGATCGCACGCTGAATTCGTTAGACAGTTCCCCTACCACATAGTTCAACGCACCTGTTAACGGTACGAATACAATCACCTTACCCTCGGACCCGTTGATTATCTCTTTCAGCTGCTCGATGCGAGACGGTGCGCCGATCATGATCTCAGTGCCGTCCACCGCGTAGGCCACGCCGCAACATATCTGTAGCAGCTTGTTGCCCTTAACCGCTTCGTTGATGGCGAGAATCTGACCAGCATCACTCTCGGCCTTGAGTCGAGCGAGCATCTCGCGATAAGCCGTCATCTGTTCCTTACTGAGCTCGATGTCGTAGGTCTGGAAGATCTGGGGCGGCAGATCCTGGCAGTCCTCGAGCGTAAAGCGCACGGCCGGACGCATGAACGAATGCACCGTCTCAGCTGCGTTAGGTAGCGGCACGTACTTGTATTGGCTTACCTGACGCATCACCAGGTCGCGGAACTTGTTGAAGTACGTCGGCAGGGCAGGATCGAACGGCGTGATCAAGCGGCACTGAGCCCAGGCATCGGTCGGCTCGTTAGGTGTCGGTGATCCAGTGAGGCCCCACACCCGCCGCGTGCCGCCTTGTTGCTTGTTGACGATCTTGTTCATCGCCTTCCAGCGATCGGTCTGCGCGTTGCGGAACATGGCGAGCTCATCAACTACAACGAAATCGATGTCGTCGCGATCGATAAGAGCCTTCTCGATGATCTTCACGCCATCAGTGTTGACGATGTAGATGTCGAAATCTTTGTTGGCCAACAGCTTCAGGCGCTTATCTCGTGTGCCATACAGTACGGCAGCACGCAGATGCGGGAACGAAAAGAAGATCGAGTCGGCCCAGGTGCGCTCCATTGTCGATAGCGGACACACGACGAGAAGCTTCTTCGCTTGCTTGACGGTGCGCAGATAGTCGTAGGCCCACAACGTGGCTTCGGTCTTGCCGGTGCCCATCGAGTTGAGGCAGTAGAACCGACGTTCCATGGACATCGCGTCAGCTGTACTGTACTGCGCCTTGAACGGCGTGTAGCGCCCCGGCCAAGTGTAGTGTACCGGCATGGGGTTCGGGATGTCGGTGAAGCCGAGGTTACGCAGAACCTTGGTCTCGTCAGGGCGGTGCGGCACAGCCACTACAGTGTCACCCTTCGGTGTCACCGCGAGCTTGGCTGTCGGGATCACCGTGGTCACACGTGAAGGCTCACGCAGCTTAAGCAGCACAGCCTTCTTCTCTTTGTAGATGGTTGGCATTTAGACTTTCTTCGGCGTGTATCCTGATTCACCGCGACGCCAGCCACGATTCTGTTTGACTGAGATAGCTCGAGTGTTGCCGGGTGCGTTGGTGCCACCGGAGCCGAGTGGCTTCTTGTGGTCCACGTCCTTACCCGCCAAGTTTACACCAGCCTTTTTAGCGGCGGCGCGTGCCTGGTTACGTTCTTCGCGTTTCTTGACTTGCTCTGGACTCGACTCGTATTTCGTGTCGAACCGCTTCTTTTCCGGGGTGTCTTTCATTTGGGGATCTCCATGGGCACAAGTTCCAACGGGGGCTCCTCCCAGTTGTTCTTACAGGCGAAACAAGTCTTCGTGATGCCGGTCGGAAGACACACAGTCTTGACACCATCCGAGCCGCACTTAGGACACACGGGGTTGTAGTAGGTCATGTGATCACCTCGACGCCAGCGTGCGCTCCACCAACTCGTGGGTCTGAAGCATCTTCACAACACCCGCAACCGTGCAGTCAGCGACACTGCCCGAGACATTCTGTAGAACAAGACGGAGAATGTAGTCTGCTACCGTCGCCGCATCTTGCGCTTCTTTGCTGAACACCGCGCAATGACCCATCCGGTCCAACTCCCAGAGCACACTTGTGATGTTTATATCGGCGTGGTTCGTTCTCATACTACCTCCAATTGAGAAGCTACATGGTTACGGACACGTCGGGCGTCGACTCCTAACACCTGACACATCCACTTGAAGCAGCGTGGCTCTTCTGATTCACTCTCGAACCACTTGATGGGATCGCGCACCCACTCGACGGAGAACTGCTCGTTATCGATCAGCTGCGTTTCGCGCATGTGCCACTCCCATTTGTGGAGAGTGTTTTGCTTCGCCTTAACGTAGTCCTGGATCCCAATCAAAAGCACCGAAGCCCACAGACGCTTTAGGGGTTTCAGTTCATCGTATTGGCGAACACCTTCTAACTGCGGGATCATGTTCATCTGCGTCTCTCTTTCTCCCACAGGTCGCGACAGTCGGCGTCGCACCAGCGGTGCCCTGCGGGTAATGGCTCACCGCACGCACGTAAAAGACAGAAACCGCTCGGTCCGATCTCAGGTTTCCGCTGTTGAATTTCTCTTAACTTAAGCTCACGCCTAGCCTCAGCTAAGTCGTTTGCAATATCGATTTCATCCATGCCTCTACCCTAGACAACTGACTAACATCATCCACTATGAGGGATAACCCTCCGTGGTCCGAGATCTCTTGCAATCGTTGATCTTGATTGGGGGTGGTGTTAGTGAGTCGTCCAGGTGCTTTTGTTTCGATGGCGAGGAAATGCCCATGCCAACAACAGATGAAGTCGGGGATACCAGATCGACCCATACCGTTGTTAGCTGGTAAGAAGTACCAAATACCGCGCTCTGTGAGCCACTTCTTAACGGCCGCTTTTACACGGCCCTCTGGGGTCTGCGCCATAGCTATGTCGGTGATGTCTGCTCGAAGCTGCGCAGATGCTCAAGCGCATTGTCGAGCCGTTGTGATAGCTCGACGACTAAAGCATCGCTGTTCCTGCTCTCGGCGAACTGAATCAATTCGTCGTCGCTCATCCAGGTATATTCAGTGCGTTGCATGTTAGGTTCCTTTACGTCCGTTAAATTCACATCCCAGCACAGGGCAGTACTGACGGCATAACCCGTTGGGAGTTGGGGGCCACTTATCTTGTTGGTATGCAGCATCCAACCTACTAACGCGGGGTAACAGTCTCTGCCAAATTGAAGGAATGTCGCCCCTGTGGACGGTATTCTTCTCTACTTTCCGATCTTTGAGCCACAGAAAAGCACTACTAATTTTGTTAACTTGTGTGAATTTGGCGAACACATACGTACAATAGAGATACAACTGCTCACTCGGTTTTTTCTTTCCGGTCTTGTAGTCCGCGATCACCGCCTCCTCGTTATGCACTATGGTGAGATCGATTTTTCCCCTAGTCCAGGCACGCTCTTTGTCGTAGTAGTTAACCGGCTGGAACGCCCGGTCGATCGCCATCTTCTGCTCAGTGTATTTGTCTCCTGGGAGCGACAGTAGTTTCTGCGTAATCCCGTTCCACTGCGCCATTTCGTTAGGTAGTGGTACCCCATCGCGTACCCGCCGCTCCAACGCATCGTGCACCCGGTCGCCCCATAGGCTCGCTTCACTCTTCTCGAATGGGTACTCGCGCAGCACGTTCGTGTGGAAATACTGCTTGGGGCATGTCTCGAACGCCTCTAGCTGGCTGTAGGTCCAGGGGAGGCGAGGGTAGATGGTGATGGGTTGAGCGGCAGTAGTCATCGCTTCCTTCTTATGGTCTTGCCCGCATAGACCCGTTGCAGCGCCTGCTTGACGACCGGGTTAGTTGGCTCTACCTTCGGCTTCTCGACGATCACCACGCGCTTCCTGGTGACCTTACGGTCACTTAGAACCTTCTTGGCTTCCTTGATGAGCGCAGGCAGATCACGGTCGACGTGCGCCCAGAAGTCCTGGATGAACGCATTCTTCTCGGCCCAACCAGGAAGCTCGTTATTATTCTCGATGAACGCGTCGCCCAGGTTGGCAATGTGCTTATCCTTCGCAACGTTCCACTGCTCGTATTGCTTGAGCAGGAACTGACGCCTCTCTTCTACACTGAACTTGCGCCCTGTGAGGAGTTCCTCGAGCTCGACTGCGAGCCGCTCCCGATGGCGACGTGCTCTCATCAGGTTCGCTTGCTTGTCGTTCTGGCTGTCTCGCTTGAAACGCGCCACCTCGATGAGGTTCTCCATAGCCTGCATGTTCTGGCGACCGATGATCAGGAGTTCATTGAGCACCTCTGCGTCGCCCCGGAAGGGTAGTGCTCGAGGACGGACCACCGAAGTTCGAATCGAACCAAGGCGGTGTGTGAAGTATGGCGTGTCGACCAGATACTGAACCGCGGCTCGGGCTCGATCTTCGTCATACGTTAGCATATGTATCTCCGGTTAGTGATGGGAGTAAAGTTACTCAAGGGCTGAATCATCCTAACACCCTTTGTTTAGTAGATTCAAGAGAACGCTGGTTAAATCCTGTCATTTAGCGTCACCGTAGCTGAGCCCAGAGCCCGCTTCACATGCTATGGGGAGCTTAGCGGCCCACCTTGGTGGCGTCGACATGACACGAACCATCATCTCCTTCGTCTTCTCTACCGCCCATTCTGGAACCACAACCACCACTTCATCATGCACAGTCAAGACCACGCGGAAACGCTGTGCGGCAGTGTCGTACTTCCTAAGTTTCTGATCGATGCGAGCCATCTGTTCGAACACAACGATTCGAGCCAATGCCTGCACCACGTTTTCAATCAGCTTCGCGCCATAAATGTACACTGGCTTCTTGTTGCGGCCAAGATACATGTAGTCGCCGTTTTCATCACGGTGAAGTCCGGGATAACGCAGCCACATACCATTAGGCAGTTGTATCCCGTCTTTAGAACAGCGCAGCTTAATGCCAACGCCTAGCTCGTACTCAAACCCTAGGATCATGGCACGGATCGCTTCATCCGCACTCTTCCAAAGCTTTTTGATCTCAGCGTATTGGTTACGGTAGAACCCGACAGCTGATTCGCAGAACCCTAAGTCAGTAGAAAAGAAGGGGGGAGTCACCTTCAGTGTGTGTTGCAGTTTCACGGCCCCGGTACCGAACCCGAGACCTAAGATACAAGTCTTACCAACGAATCGTTCTTGGGGGTTGTCTTCCTTATTTACCTCGTACCCGAACACACCCGTGGCGAACTTCGAGTAGATGTCGACCCCATTGGCGAAGTCGTTCACCAGATCCCACTGCCCAGCCAGGTACGCGACGATACGTGCTTCGATCTGCGATGAGTCGCAGGCGACCACACCGTGCCCTGGGGGTGCCTTTAATGCAGTTCTGATCGTGTTCCCAGCACGAGCAGGGAGATTCTGCAGGTTGATCTTGTCACCACCCGACGCTCGGCCGGTGTGGGCTCCGTAGTAATTCAGCAAGACTGCAAGCGACCCACGGCTAGCAATCCCTATAAGGGCATCGGTACGCGTTTCTTCGAGAGTCGATTTGACTCCCAGTCGCGCTGCCACAACAGCTTGCACTTTCTCGTCCGGGTGCTCGAGTAGCTCTTTGAAAGCGACATCCTGCTTAGAAAACGCATACGTGACAATCGGTTGCACTTCGCAAGCAACCCGACCCTCAGCCAGCGCGGCGGCATCCTCTTTCTTTTGTGCCGTCTGCGTCTTTTTGACGCTAATCTTACGTGGCGGGTCAACACCGAACCGCAGCAGTACCGCTGCCATCTTGTCGTTCGACATCAAATCGTCTTTGGTAATGCCAGCTGATGCCAGCTTCGCCATGAGCCTGTCTTTGCGATCGATCACGTCGGCCAGGTGCGCCTTAAGGATGGGCACGTCTAGCTCGATCACCGGGTCGATAAACATGCGCAGCATCAAGTCGATGATGTACAGTTCCCTTGCCGTGGTGTGATGTTCCAGCTTCTTGAAGATCTCATAACACAACCACGTGTCGTGCTTACAGTACTCGCCGTACTCGTAGAGCTCACTGTCGGTGAAGTCCCAGCGGTGCTTACCAATCGCCTTGGTAACTTCCTTACCCTTCGGCGGCAGCTTGTAGTACCTAGCTAGCATCTCGAGCGACCCACCGACCGACATCCCGGTCACCGGCCGCGACATGGACAGCGTGTCCAGGTAGAACTTGGGCTTGATACCGAAGTGCCAGTTCAGGATCGCACCATCGAACGCGGTGTGCTGACACAACAGGTAGCTGTTAGGAATATCTAGCCCGAGCAGCACCAACTCAATACGATCCTTCGAGCCACTTACCCAGGTCTTGGGTGTTGTGACTACGCCGTCCTCGACCACCATGAACGACACGCCGATCACCTCGAAGCGATGATCTCGGATGTACGACTCCGTGGTCATCTTAGAGAGGCTATAGTCCTGGTCGTAGTAGCTCTCAAAATCCAGGACGACGATCCTCATCCGTACACCTGACGCGTGTATTCTTTCAGTAGCACCTGCGTGAGCCACTGTATGTTGTAAGCCTGAAACTCATCGCTTGGATAACGCTCGCCAAGTTTCTCGCAGATACGCTGATGAACGTGTACCGCTTCGTGAACAATCAGGCCAACAGTGCCGCCAGGTGTGTGATGTGGCTTGGTGTCGATGCAGACTACACAGAACGTGGCTCCATCATCGCGCTCGAAGGTATGCAACGTTCCAGACGCACCCTTGTTGACCCACGCATCAGGATTGGTCGGATGCAGACGGTGGACCTTGAGTGTTTTGAGCCACTGCTCGCTACTGGTACATAGAAGCAGCTGAACAGGGTTGATGAAGATCGACTCATCGAGAAGAACGGGTAGCTTCATGTGTGTTAGGCCCCAGGTGGGTGCCATGAGTTAGACTGCGGATCAAACTGAAGAGGTACACCGAATGGAGGCAGTGGGCGTTCGAACGACGGCGGTTCTTTTTGCAAACACCGTGAACAACACCTACCCAGCGGGAGCCAGATTGGATCGTCCGAACCTACCGGACACACGTGCTGCCACATCGTCATGGATGTTTCCATTCGGTGATGAAGCTAAGCGGCTAACAGCTGACGCAACCGCGCCACCTGCTCACCTTGTTCGTTGGTCACGATGGGGTTAGCTTCTCCCATGTACCTGGCCACGATGGACATCACGCTGTCAGCGACATCAGCTAACATCTGCATGGTGTCCGGCACGCCGTTTGTCCGATCACCGATGCGGTTGTTAGCTCGGTGCACCATTTCGAGTGCCGGGATGGTTTGAATGCGCGCGCTCATGCTGCCTCCTTGAATTCGAACGGGATCTCTGGCGGCTCCTTCTTGCCGACACAGTTCTCACAAAGGTTGCCGTCATCGGTGTGAGCTACGGTGTCGAACGCATGCCCGCACCAGTCGCAGATCCAGATCATGGCTTCTTGAACCGATCGTCTTTGTCAGGATGCTCTTCGACAAAGCACCGCAGGAACACTAGCTCACACATCGCGTGGTCGAGGTGGTTCTCGCCCGTCTCCGGGTCGATGTCCTCACCCTCGATCCACGCGTCCAGGTGGCGCTGCAGTGCGTTGTATGGTTGCGTCCATGGCATGCCTTTACGCCAGTTCCATGGGGCATACTTCTTGGCCCCGAACATCAGCACACGCACGGTGCCGCGCAAGTACTTCAGCGGCAGCAGGTTCCACTGCAGCTTGCCAGTATCGTGCTTGATGCCCGCGCCAGGAGCGTTGTATAGCGGAGTCACTGCCTGCACACCGTTCGGAGTAATACGTACTATCTGGTCATCCATGCTGCACCCTTGACGATGAGGTTGTTACACCAGCGCCGGATCGCGTAGCTGCGCACCACGCTGATCACGGTGTAGATGCACCCGAGAACGAAATTGTCGCCAGCTGAGATGTGCATCCCGAACAGCGGGAAGATCAGCAGATTGGCGAAGTAATTGATCGTGAAGCCAATGGCGATGTTGATCAGCGCCTCGGCGAGCGATCCCTTCCGTGACTGACTAGTGGCCATATGGGGTTCCCACTGGGACTACGCTACCTGTTTCACCGAAACGGATATCGCTCAGCACGGTCCTGGGGCGGTCATACTGGCGCACGTTAGGGTCGAGCCCCATGTGGAGCATCAGCTGCACCAAGCGGGTCTCCATGCGGATCTGTCGGTCCTTGATGTCCCTTAGTACTTCAAGCTCTTGCTCGTTCATATGTCCTCCTTACGGTATTACGTTTGACTTGTGATGTGCTAACAAGTTCCTGCGTTGTTATGACATTCTCAGTTCCATAACAACCATTGCTTTAGCATCGTCTAGGTCTTCAAATGTGCCGATCTCATCGAAGCGCTGACGATCTTCACGCCAAACTCGCCCAGCCCAAATGCGCCCCGAACGCAAAGGCCGCACATACCCAACGCAAGCACCTAGTCCCCGGGGTTCGGAGAACAGATCAATGTCGCCATTATGATGAGTGTTATCAACCCAGTAAAGGTTCATGACATCCTCGCTTCGAGTAGCAGGTACGCCTTGGCTTCTTCTAAAGAAGAGAGGTGAATAAGTTGAACCCCACTTCCGCGCCGAAAAACTATCCAACCATTACCTGGTATCGGGCGCACATACCCAACAAGATCTCTTAGATAGTTGTTTCCACCTTTACGCCAAAGGTTAATATCACCATTCCTGGAAGCGCAGGGTCTCCACTCGAGGGTCATGGCATCCTCACCAGCAAAAGTACATAGGCTTTGGCTTCTTCTATGTCCATCAAGATATGCTCTCCGTTCGGGGCGTTAGTAAGGGTGTGCACTTCATACCCCCAGTCAGGTTTGCGGAAGCGACGTAACCAAGCCACGATGCTGCCGCTGTCGTGTTCCCGGAGATCTAGATCTTCAGCATCTTCTGGGCCTAAAGCATCCCAATGGGCCTCCCAGTAAAGGTTCATGACATTCTCACTTCGATGAGCACTGCCGCTTTCGCCTCATCTAGTGAGGAGTAAGCTGCAATAAATGTCCCAACCCCATGTCGGGGTTGTATGTAGTAAGCGCGATACTCGCCCATTTCTCGTTGCACCACATATCCCATGGTGTCGTCAGCGCGGCGTCTCAGCCACCAGATATAGTCTGGGTCGTTTTCCCACCAGAGGTTCATGACATTCTCACGTCGAGTATCAGGTACGCCTTGGCTTCTTCGAGGGTCGCGAAATTTATACCTAGATAGCCCCTCCTATGCACCTGGAATATGTCGGGTGCTATCTGACGTACCCAGCCAAGCAGAAAACCTTGGTCGTCGCGGAGATCCGTGCCACCGGGTACTACCCAGTGTGTGTGCCAGGTGTAGCTCATTTGAACTTCGCCGCTAATAGCAGTCGCGCCTTGGCTTCTTTACAGGTTTTGTAGGGTCCGTTCGTAGACCGCTCCTCACCTATAAACTCTTCGCAGTCCACGAAGTACCAGCCATTCGGCCGCAGATCATTGGAAAATTCTAGTAACCAGTCTTCTTGGTAACCGGAGCCCTTAAACACCCAACCGCCCAGATCCCCCTCGATTCCGGTCATTAAATCCCATTCACCGTGTGTGCCTTGCATCCATTTGTTCATTTGAACCTCAACTCAATAAGTGCTGCAGCTTTAGCTTCTTTGAGGGTTTCGTACGTCGGGTAAGTGCTCCATGGAGTCGTACACGTGTCAGCATGCCATTTACCTCCGCTCCACCAAACGGTGGCACGCCACGAACCATCTTCACGCAAGTACCAAGTGCTTGGATCTCCATCGATTGCACTGCGTTCTTCGAGCCAGTGATAGGTGCTCACGCTGCCTCCTCGAACCGGGTAACAACGACACACCAAGCCTGCGCGTCTTCCAGAGATGCGAAAGCTTCAGCACCGCAATGACCCATCGCACCCGCGTAATACCTACCAAAGGAGAGGGTCACCATGCCACACCACCTGACATTTCTAGGCGTCCCGATACACTGAAACAGATCCCATGCCGTTGCCGAATGCTGGTCCCAGAACAGTTCACCTTCTTCGCGGTCGTCTGTGCGCGGGCTAATCATCGATCTCGAAATGTACGGTGGCACCCGCGTCAGCGGGGGCAGTAACATCGGTGCTGATGGCCCAGATGGTGGGGAAATCTTCTTGGGTGGGGAAGGGCGTGTACCCGTCAGTGAGGACCACCACGCACGCAGGTTCAATGCCTTCATCGTTGATCCAGTTAAATACTTCACGCATGTCCGTGCCGCCGCCACCATGGCTCTCCATCTTGATGGGGTAAGCGTCCGGCTCGAATGTATCGACGTGGGCGACAGCAGAATCCACGTAGACCACGTGTACCTTGGTGGGTCGGGTGGTTTCGATGATTTTGTTGACGTGGCCGCAGAAACAGTCCAGTTCCTTCTGACCGATCGAGCCACTCACGTCTATCTCGATGACGATCTCACCCAGCGTGCCGTCACTCTCTATGCTGGGTAAGTAGACGCCGCCCCCGATGAAGCGCCGGTTAGGCTTGCGCCAGGTGCACTCGGTCTTGATTCGCTCCGTCATGAAGCGCTCCATGATGTCGTACCAGGGCGTCTTGACGTTGACGATCGCGTCGACCATGCGCTGCAGCGACCCAGGCATCTTGCCACGCTGCTTGGCTACCATCGCAGCTGAGGCAGCTTCCATGCGGGCTTCGGCTTCAGCTACGCGTGCAGCACCTTCATCCTGCGGGGCGTTCTCGTCAAGCAAGTCATCACCCATCCCCGGAGGACCACCTTCGCCATCGCCGGGCGTGCCGCCGCCACCTTGCGGTGGGCTCATGTCCTCGGGCAGATCGCGGTAGATCTCCTCGACTGTCTTGTCCTTCGAGCCAGGGATGTTGACCGTGTTGGCGATGGTCTTGCCGACGCCGCAGTCGTTGAGCATGTCGTTGATGTAAGCATCACCCGCATAGTTCCAACGGAAGTGATCGCGTCCGCCTTCACGCAGGGCGTGCAGCCCGATCAGGTGACCCACTTCGTGACACAGCCCCCACACCACCTCACCAACCGTGAGCTTCATCTTCTCGATGTTGTCAGGGTTGTAGTAGATGTTGCCGCCCTTATCGACGGCGAACAGCCAGATGTCCTTACGTGGCTTGAGATCGCGCTTGCACACGTAGTAGTTGAAGAACGGATAGTCGAGGGCCAGGGTGACCTTGGCCTTCTGCAGAACGACGGGAATGTTACTCATTAAGTGCTCCTTTAATCTGGTAGACCGAAGCCGTTTTCGAACAGATGTTTTGCGAAATGGTTATAGCGACGACGCCATGCGCCAGTTGGTGGATCGGCATCTCGTATGCGTTCCCACTGCTCTTGCTGTTGCCGACAGAACGCACACTCGGTATGGAACCGAGACAGTGCGATGAGCTTGGGGTAACGCACATGCTTCAAGTGTCGGATAGACTCGCGACGCTTCTTGCTGTTGGTCTTAGCCACGGATGTCATCCCAGATAGTCGGTAGACCGAAGCCTTTCTCTCTAAGGTGAACCCGAAGGTTACGGAGCGCATAGGTCCACCCACCCACCAACACATTCATGTTGGGGTTTTGCAGTGTCGGTACCAACTGCTGGAGTGCGAAGTAGCACGTACCGCAGCCGTCCGCTTGACATAACCGCATGAGGCCGATGTGTTTGCAGAACTCCTTCTTATTCTTACGCGCCTCCTTGCGCCGCTGGTTGCTGTTCATGCCGCCACCAGCCCGAACATGCCGCTCATCTTCTTCATGACCTTTTCCATTTCTTCGCGGGCGTTGTCGCGCATCGTGGGTGACTCACGCAGCACGTCGAGGTTGCCGGTCAGCTTCAGTGCAGTGGACTCCACCTCACGGAGCATGTATTTGATGTCCGGGTCGTCGTTGATGTTAAGTCGTTGTAGGCGCTTAACCTCTTCGAAGATGTTCTCAGCCAGCGAGTCTCGGAAGATCGCACCCGTACTGCCGATGGGGATAGACAGCTTCTCCACCATACGGCGCACCGGGTTAAGCATCTCGGTCAGTAGATGCTTGCGGACATTCTCCTGTGCTTCGTTGATCGACTCCTCGAGGCGCTTCTTGTCCTCGTCATCGATGTCGATGCGGAAGTCATCCGTAGTTGGGATGGGCATGAACGCGATCTTGATCTGGAACCGGTCACGCAGTTCCCATGCTGCTGGGTAGTCCTGGCTGTTACCCAGCGGACCTAGGCGCTGCAGATCCTCCGACACCAGCCGCGGCCAGTTATTCACGAGCTCACGGACTACCTCGTCGCACCGCTCACGGTGATCTCGGATCGCCTCAGCGAATTCGAAGTACAGAGCGTTAGGTAGCATGCGCACGCCGTCGTCGAGCCACGGCACCGTGTTGTCCTTGAAGTACTGGTACAGCTGCGAGTAGGCGCTGTTCGCTGCCTCTAGCTCCCGACAGCCACGCAGCAGTCGCTTGTTAAAACGTCCGGCGTTCTGCACACCGGAGGACTGCTCGATCTGCTTGGTGGCTGTGGCGTCATGTGCATACGGCTGATACATGCTACGTGCTAACCGGACCAGTAGTGCTCGGTCGGGCAGTGATGAGATGTTAGTCATGCAGTTACCTCCTAAAGAAAACGATACATGGCCATGGCCGCTTCAGCCGATGGATACGGGCCACCCAGAATGGGTGCGTGATGGATGATGTCGGGATTGGGGTGATTCTCCACGGCATACCTTGCGACATACCACTGATCATTTTCTGGGTCTTGAAAAATCCCGTGGCAATCGCCGGAATCAATGTCCCGATGAAAACAATTCGTCGCGTATCGGGCGGTGCCATCGGCGTAAGTACAGACCCACCACATAGTTCCGTCGACACCGCCCTCGATCCATTCGACCGACATGATCAGATCATCAGGTCAGAGTACTTCACTGCCCACTGCACGAACGCCCTGGTCTTCTTGAGGGCTGGTGCCCGACGTGAGATGTCGTACATCATGGTCACCTGCATGTCGGGCTCGTAGTTCCCGGCGTAGGTCACACAGTTCGCCAGGTTATCCTCGGTGGCACGCATGCCGATGGCGCCGAGTAGGGCGTACTGCACGTCCTTGGCCTTGACGGTAGGTGCCTTGGTCGGGTTGGCAATGCATGCGTCAGGGTCAGGCATCTCGTTAGAGAGGCGAGCGAAGGCACAGAACTCAGCTGCAGCCCCCGCACCAACTAACCCGCTGATGGCTTCGAGGTACACGTCGGCAGGCAGTGAGCTCGGGATGCGTGACACCTTCTCCCACTGGCGTGGCGTGGGGCAGCTGAACACATCGGGGTCGAACGCAGCGAAGTTCTTCTGGGCGAAGTTCAGATACGAGATCACCTCGGATTTGATCTGACCTTCGTTGAACGCCCAGTCCTTCCAGTCGTCGAAGTTCTCGGTGTATTCGAGGCGCAGCACACGGTTACCCAGCTTAGTCACGATGCGGTTAGCACCTGACTTATCCTTGGTGCGGTTGCCCGTGGCGATGATGTAGACTTCGGGTGATAGCTGAAGCTCACCCACCTCACGGTCGTTGATCAGACCGCACAACCCGTTCTGCATCATCTTCTCGCAGTCGGACAGTTCGTCGACGATGAGGAGGTGACGGCCGGTACGCAGCACTGCCAGTTCGGCCGGGGGCAACCAGCGTGTAAGTCCTTCGTCGTTACGGGGAGTTCCTAACAGGTCGACTGGATCACGCAGCGACGCACGAAACACGTGGATGTTCTCACGTGGGATGCCGAGATCGATGCCAACCTGCTTGGCCACGGTGGTCTTGCCGCCACCAGGTGCGCCTTCGAGGTAGATGCAGATCACGGATGTTTCTTTGAAGATTACCAGGGCAGCTTGCCGGATTGATGAGGGACGCATGTGTGTTGCCTTTCAAGTTAAAAAGTTGTGGCTGGTTTAATTACGGTAACTACTGCATTGCTGTGCTACTTGAATCTCAGTTCGATGATGACCGCGGCCATCGCTTCCTCCTTGGTGTCGAAGTTTCCTTCGATAAAATTATTGTTTGCGTAGGCTTTCCACCCCCGGCTAGGGAATAGGTCCAAGATTACAAAGTTCCCGGGCCGGTAGTCCCAGCAAGTGCCACGTCGCATGGGATCTTCTGTCCACTCACCTGGGCTATACATTTTTTTCCTCCATTCGGTGGGGATATGCCAGCTGTAACCTACTTCGCTCCCGTGCACTTCATCACCCATACCGGCCCCTTGTCATCTGATAACACCAACGGATTCCCGTTAAGACATGCCACCAGGTCATCGCTGTAGTGTTTCGCTTGTGCCTGCGACCACTGCAGTTGTCCCTGAGTCGCTGTCAGCATTTCATGCTGTGCTAGCCCCCAGACAAGAAGGACGCCGACCGTGAACAGCCAGAGCCGCTTCATCTTCGGTTAAGCAGCGTGCGTTCACCGCGGTCGTTGACCTTCCACAGTTCTTTGTGGCTGCTCATAGACTTGGTGAACACCTGATGGGCTTCGAGATGCCGGTCAGTCCACTCGATCGTCACGCCATTACACTGCACATCGTAGAACGGCGGATACTGCATGGGGACCAGCTTCTCGTTGACCTTCACGCGGTCTGGGTTGGTGTCGCGGGGCATCGCTTTCCTTTCATGTATTGATGGCACAGATACTTCATGGCATCGGACTGTGTGAACTTCACGTGTGTCATTTCGTACATGTCCTCGATCACCTGGGTGAGGGCATCACGCACTTCCTGGCCGCAGTAGATCGGACGTAGCCGACCGGCAGGTGCCTTCGAGCGGCGTGTGTTAGCAGCTACAGGCTGTACGTCCTGAACGAACTTGGGGACATTGGGTGATTCGAATGGCATTGGATCTCCTTACGCGACGATCGGCTGCATCGAGTAGACACCAGCGCGTTCATACATAACGTTGCGCACCAGAACGAGTCCGCGATCAAATATCTTCCTGAGATACTCATAGTCGGGTGATGACACCAGACCGATGTCGACACACTTAACCACGGCGTACACCTTATCGGGGGACGGCTCACCGTCAAGAAGCTCACGTGCCACGTGCCCCGCAGGCGCAAAAGGTGGCAAGTCACAAGATCGCACACCGAATCGCAGTAACGGGTATGCCAGTGTCTTGAGTGGCTGAAGACTTTTCTGGATCTCGACCATCTTCTTGCGATCACCAACCCGCTTACGGTCGATGTGCTTGTGTTGGTCGAGCACCACGCGATCGCGTACCCTGGTACCTTCCCTCCAAGGAAGATTGCCGATGCGGATGGTCTGCTCGAGGTTGACCTTCGAGTTGGACCAGATGCCGATGCCGCAGACGTAGCCCACCTCTTCCTTCGTGGTAGGACTTGTGATCCACCCACCACTGTTAAGCGTCAGAGTGTTATCAGGTTCGACCACTGCGATGGTGGTGCTGTGCATCACGTAGGCGAAGTTGCCGGCACTGTTCTTGTACAAACGGCACGCATAGTTGATGCGCCTGAAGTCGTTGCTCTTGCGTCGTTTGGCCCACAGCTGCTCACACTTTGCGTAGGTCAGCGGTGATGTGTAGGGATGTCGCGCCATGATAGGTGTTCTCCATTAAGTGAGTTGCTATTTCAAAACTTCAGAGCTCTCAGACAAGTTGAATAGCTCGATCGCAATATGGTCAGGTAGATCAGCCAACGTCTCGAACGTTTGAGTAGCGTGTGAGACCCTTCCTCCGTCCTCGTGCTTCAATACCCACTGCACCGCGAACCCGCTGTCAGCCTTGATCAAGAAACAAGCATTTTTGTCGAGCGTCCAACGGTTGAAGGCAAGCATGGCTCGTGCTTCTTCGCCGGTCATAGGACACCTCGCCGCACTGCTTCGTCGTACAGCGCCATAACAATGTGCGCCGGTATGTCGTTCCATCCCCACGCTTTAATACCACCCCACATGTAGTCGTACGAAGCGACGAAACAGCCAGGACGGTGCCACGGTGGGGTTTTACACTTCACCTGCGTCCTAGAAACCTTGTTCCACATCCCGACGTAGGTGGTATTAGCGAACTCAAACTCCCAGTCGAACAAGCGCAGCATCGCTCGTGCTGCAGCGTCATTCACCACAGGCATCTCATCACAGATGGCCTTGCGGTCGAACAGCTGCAGCGCTTCAGTATCAAGTTCGTCAGAGTTCATTGGTAAGCTCGATGCGGCGGTAGAATTCCACGGCAATAGAGTCCGGCAGATCGTCCAACGTTTCGAACCGTGGGTTCGGGTTGTCGAGCTCTCTCATATTGATATTGACATCGACGTTTAACTGCAGCTGCTCCACGGGGTTGTGCAACGTCCAGCGAAACGTGATGTAGCCTGATATCGGTGATCGTATGTAGTCAAGCCTCAGTGGTCGCCACCTCTCGAATGCAAGCATGGCTCGGGCTACCTTAGCGGCCTCGTGCCACTCGTTTCTCGAGTCGCTTAGGGTTAACGGCGGGCTTGCCACGCGCGAGCTTGAAAATAGGGCCATGTCTTTCCTTCTGTCCGAACTGAACCCCGCTGTCGTAGTGCACGCTAGGGAACATCTTCCCTTGCTTGACGTAGCGGTTCGCGTTAGCACGCCGCGCCCGATACTGCTCATGTGTTTCGTCGGGCTGGCGCTGCGGGTTTAATAGTTCCGATGGGTTCACACGAACCTCTCAGTGGATGGTGGCTTGTGAAATTTCTGAGCCCGGAAGCAAGATGCCCAGCTGATACAGAGCGTTGAATGCACGCTGTATATCCTTCACGTACATCGGCACCTCGACCACTGCAACATCTTCAGGCTCGCCGCACTCAGGGCAGGTAAACGGGTCATGTGTTTCCATGGGCGCAGCGTTGCGCGTGATAGCTGATGCTGCATCACCTGGTTGCGGGCCAGCTGCGGTCGTGCCTTTAGGGGGCTCGGCTGGTGCGCGATCGAGTTCGAGCTCGCTGTCTGCTGCGATGTTGGCGAACTTCTCCATCATGAGTGCGAGTTCCGTAGCCGCCTTGTGCAGTGGCTTGTCGGGTCCGTTCTCACGATAGCCGTTGTTGGTCAGGAAGCCGATGGTATCTTCGACGGTGTTATCCATCTCCACCAGGATATCCAGCACGTCGCGCTTGGTGAATCCGGTGTTGTCGTCGTTCAGTGTTTCGAGTGCCTGGTCAATGTTGACCGCGGTGTTGCTGTAGGCGTTGACAGTAGCAACGGGATCAAGCTTCAGATCCCCCATCTTGTTGGCAGCGGTGAGCATGACCAGATGGAACTGGGCGCGAATCATGTTGAAACCAACTGCGAGGAACGATCCGTTCATCTATATCTCCGGTGGGTGTGCTTACATAAAGTGCCAAGACATACTAACTACACAGCCCTCCCGTCTGCAAGCTGTTAGGAGATGGGTGTTGTTTAATTGCGTCACTCCAGGTGAGCAGCAAAGACAACAGCCAAGTCATCGGGTAACGCACTCAATGGCAATGCCGTTTCGCGCTTGAGTTTTTCGTTATAATCCTCCCCACCTACGGGCATGGGGCCGTGCACGGCATTCATGGTACGCCACATATGGGTCTTATGATCTGCAGTACGAACCTGCGGCCAGAACTTTAGGTGGTCAGGGATATAGACCGTATACCCTGCACAGCGCAGAGTCCACCTAGCGATCATGGCTTCTTCACTCGTCGTCAGAGACATGATGCAACAGCGCCAGTAGTTGAGCGAAGTTAAGGCGCACGATGTTGCCGAAGTCATCGGTGATCAGCGTCATGCGGAACGTGCCGTTGATGCGTGTCATAGACCCTCCACCTCAGTGGTGTTGTAGTCGGTGAATGCTTCGTTGAGTTTGCACTCGATCTCGAAGCCACCGTCATCGACACGGATGACCAGGTGGGCGTTGCCGCCATCGTTGTTATCTAGGTCAACATCTTCGTTGTCGATGATGTTGCACAGGATGGACTCGAAGATCGCATCGAGGGTCATGGACTTTGGTGGCTCCACAGTCCGGACGGCGAACGTGCGTGTCGCACTGCTATAGTTCTTAGCGAACGTAACCTCACTGAACAGGATCTCGGTGCTACCAGGATTCTCACCGCCGCCTGTGTAGCTCACACCCTCGAACTGGCCGCTGTCATCTGACCCACTGTACTCAGCGTCGATCTCGGTGATGTTAAGCAGCCGCAGCTGCACCAGGAGATGAGCACGCTCATCAGCCGACGCCCAGATACCGTTAGGGTCGAACGTGTAGCCGTCGCGTGATAGGTCAGAACCGGACTGCGGCGCTGTGGCTTCGGACATCTTGATCTCCTTGTGTGAGTGTGTAGCCTCGTGACATCCACGATGCTGGTTTAATCGCGCCGAGCCAGTCAGCAACCGTGGGGATGCGCCCACCGCAGTCTTCGAGGATGTGCTGCTCTGCGATGTAACGCACAGGCACAGCCTTGCCATCACTGTTAGTGATCTCGTGCCCGAACAGACGCTCAGCCTCGAAGATACCCTGACTGTGATGACGTAACGCTCTGTGCCTGAAGTCAGCGAACATTTCCTTGGTGCCATCAAGCCAGTCATGTATGGCTTGATAGTCTTCTGGTTTGCCGCCCCATCTTTTAACGCATGTGGCAGCATGGTGGCATGGGTGCATGTTATTTCTCCTGCTCAAGAATGTTCGATGCGTGTGGTGAGTTTCATTTCTTCACCCACTTAGACTCGTCACACTCCATGATGGCGATGATGGACGTGGTGGGTATGGTGACAACACCGATAGCACCCAGCCGGGTATCCTGGGTTGGACCCTTGAGAGCAAGCTGCCCGAGCCCTGACTGTGTACCCCACTTCATAATGTTGGATGCACCGATGAGCTTGACTTGGTTAGCTGCGCGCCCCGAGGCTTCGTCCAAGTCCCCGACGAACACCCATCCGTATGTCGCTACCACGATGACCTTCATGTGTTTACTCCTGTGGTGAGTTTCGTGCTTATGAGTGCGTTCATTACGCTGTGTCGAAAGCATTCGTTGGTCGAGTCCACGTCGTATATCGACATGAACTCAGGTATCTGCTCGCAGTTGCCGTAGCCGTTGCCGTAGCCGTAGCCGTTGCCGTTGCCGTAGCCGTAGCCGTAGCCGTTGCCGTTGCCGTCGCCGTTGCCGTCGCCGTAGCCGTTGCCGTAGCCGTTGCCGTAGCCGTTGCCGTAGCCGTAGCCGTAGCCGTCGCCGTAGCCGTAGCCGTAGCCGTCGCCGTCGCCGTAGCCGTCGCCGACTCCCTTTTTCATACTGGTAGCTCCACAGGTTGATATGCCTGCAGCCAGTGCTGCCCGATGACATAGCCTTGACGGACGGTCGAGCCGTCTTTCTTGTCGCAGTACATGATCGACACTCGTCCAGGTATCTGCTCCTTGAGTTCTTTGAGCGTGCGCGCCCAGAACGCGTTGCCGTACTGGTCGAGATACAGCAGCCGTGGTTTCATAGTTCTTTCTCGATGAAGTCGGCAATCTCTTTGAACGATTTACCAGTGTCGTTCATCGTGGCCAGCGTGAGCAAAACGTCCCCGGTCGCATACGGATTGCCCCAGATATAGATATTTGCCCAGAGGCAAACCTGAGTCGGCGGCATCTGTGTATTACCAATGTAGCTCCGCGGGTTAGTATGCTGTGCGGCGATCTCTGGGTGCGCTTCGGCGTGGAGGTTACACAGCACACCCAGGCAGCAGAACTCGTTGTTCGCAGAGCGCAGCTTATTGCGCCCCTGTTTGTACTGGCCGCTGCGCAGTGCTTTGACCCATTTAGCTTTGATTTCTTTGTTCATGTGTTGTGCTCCAAAGGCGGTGCGAAAACGTGATAGCTGATTAGTGCCACAACTCCTTGTAGGGCTTCAACTCAATGTGGCACCCGCAGTTTGCACATGTGGTGTTGCCCGAGATTGGCTTACCTTTCGGTAGGCGAATGAAATTCTGTTCAGCGCAGTTTCCACATGCGCGCTGAACCTGATATGTGTTTGCGTAATCCACTGGGTTCTCATCACTCATGCTTTTCTCCCGGTGGTGATTAGTGCACTTCACTCGGCACGATCATGGCCGTAATGAGTGCGCTACGATACGCATACTTGATAGCGAACTCACGCGCTGACTCGTAGCTGTCGAACGGGCCAACTGGTATTAGACCGTGGTCGCCTTCGATGATAAGAACATAGTTACGATTCATGTCAGTCTCCAAAGATAACGAACATCGCAGCCAGCACACCCAGGCCACCAACTACACCTTGATTGATCGCACTGATACCATGCGTACGTAGTGCAATGAACATGAACCCAACAGCGATGACGGCTCGCGCGATATATTTCATGGTTATATGTATGTCATGGGTTAGATGTTAAGCAGCTAGCTGTGACACGGCACCATCAACTAGTGTGCCGACGTTGACGTACCCATACTTCAGCTGGTTATTGTGGACACGTTTACGCTCTGCATATGCCTTGAACGCAATGCCGAGACACTCACGCACCAGGTTCTCTGGTGATGGATCACCGATCTCTACTGAGAACGCACGCCACACTGCGCTCTGCTCAGCCGTGAGTGTGACTCGCATCGGTCCCTTGGCCGAACCCGTCAGGCTTGGTCGTCCACGTGGTGATGGTTCGACCTTGATGTTGGCCAGTTCAGGATACTCAGCGAGCACAGCTTCACGCACCCATTGAGCACGCTTCTTACCTGATGACTTGATGGCCACAGGTACAGTGGTGTCGAGCTTGGCAGCTGCATACTGGCATGAGTTACGTACCAAGGTAGCTACGTCCATGTCGCGTGGAACAGCTAGTTCGTGCAGTGGTTGATACCACTCGAACGGCAAAGTGGTTTGGTAAACTTGGAATTGCATAATCAATCTCATTGGTTAAGTGCCGATGTTAGCACATAAACTATGACATTAATCACGCGTGTTAGTTCCTGATACATAGAGACAAGTACTTACATTTGGTGTGTTACAGGTTAACAAGTGCTGATGGTTTGGAGTACGACACAATAAACAAGTACACATCATTACGTGAATGTGATGCGTTAGGTGTCTTACTCTTACAGCCCGTACGACACTTTACGCTTATTGGTTATGGGTATAACAAGCCGAGTTTATTGCGAATCAAGGACTTACGAGCTATAACTATTAAGAACAGATTTCCCGTTCTCAGACCCCCATGTCGCGTGACGTGAGTTACGTGGGTTTTGTGCCGCCGAACACACATGGCCACGTCACGATTTCTCGCGCATGTGTGTGTGAAAAGTCTGACTAATTGGTTATATACTACTTATAGAAAAAACTCCTTATGAATCAACACGATGGGCTTTGTTGTACCTATAGACAATTAGTATAAGGTACTGTACTTGTCGTCTACAGGTACAACTCGGGATTGATATCGATGTACTTACTTGTCGAATTACGCTGCCCGCAATTCAGGCATGGGCAACGCGACTTCGACCGTGGAATCGGCCAACGCACGAAGCACATCGAGCTTCTCGATGGACTTGATGGTTGTACCTTCGACCGCGGCGAGCTTCTCGATGCGCTTGACCAAAGCCGCAACCATGGCTTCGACATCGTACATGGACTGGATCTCTGGATCTTTCTTAGCATCGACCCAATGAGTGTCTGCGAGTGCCTCGACCACGCTACCCACGTCGGTGGCAACGTCATCACGCTTGCGATAGACGATGGTCTTGGTCTTACCGTCGAATTGCATCTTGCCGTGTTGCTCAAGGTATGCAACAAACGATGGCTTGCGTTGACCCTTGCCGAGTGATTCGAGTGCGGCCTGCGCGATCGTGACATCACCGTGGACATTCGCGTACACGATGCACATCACTGCGACTTTCTGCAGATCAGTGTCGAGTCTACCTGCGCGACCCTTGACGGATTTGATGAGCGACAGTGTGTCGTCCTTCGAGAGGATTTGAAACATTTGATTCTCCAATGAGTGAGTTGGACAGCATGAGACAGCGCCCTGCGATGCAGGAAACGCTGTCAGATACCGGCCCGCGTTGTAAGCGCAGGCAGCTACACGCATGCGATGCATTGCATGGATGTAGCGAATCGAAATATCTTTCGCCGTCAGGTATGCGGTGCGCTCGATGCGCAGTGCTAGGCGATGCGCTATGCGCTGCCCGTACCCGAAAGCGATCTTGTCCGGTCCACGCTCTTATGGCGCTTCTACACCGGCCTGCTGCACTTCAGCACTACGCTTCCACCAGGCAAGGTTTGGCCCTGCCAGCTTGGCGCGTTTCTTGAAGGCGCTTTATCGCCCCACGAGATGAGCGGTCAAACCCATCTCGCATGACACCGTTATATCGCCCCGGTGACCCATGCGGTCCTTGCGATTGGGGCGCTTGTCTGGCGCTTGCCGCAATCCGGCATCCCATGTAGGGTGAAAGCGTTAGTACATCTCGCTTGCCCTACACTTTGGGTGAGAGCGTTAGTCGGGGGGTGGCCATGGACCAGCCACCCACCCCCACCCCCACCCGCGCGCCTGTTTCCGATAGTGCGAAACCAGATTTTCGATATACACACATCCTACTCAACACGGCTCGACACTAAACCCACTTGACAACCTAACGCATTTCGTGTATACCTACTAACTGACCGGCTCCGAGGAAATCGGGCAAACGGGTAACGAGTTCCCAACAAAACTCGTCGATGACCCAGGGGCTGCAAGGGTCTACCGAGCCGCTTCTAACCGGCTGTCGCGCCCCGTCAATGGCCACGCTGTTGCAACTGGCCGCTGGAATGCCCGACCTGAAATCGCGGTATCTGGCACAGCACCAAATTCACCACAGGATCCCACCCATGACACTCCTAGAAAAATTCCTGCAAGCCAACGTGGACGAGTTCAAGAAGCTGCGTCTCGACGTGACCCACCTCGAAGCGCACCTCGAGTCCCTCTTCGAAGGGGACAAGACCGAAGTTGCGACTAAGGTCGAAAGCGTGGCTACGGCTGCATCCACCGAAGTCAAGACTGTCGAAACGGCCGTGACTGAAGAAGCTAACAAAGCAACCGCCGATGTGGCTGCTGTCGTCACCGAAGAAAAGAACGTCGAAGCTGCGGCGGTTGCCGTTGAGAAAGCGGCTTAGCAAAAAGGCGCAAGTCCTTGATTACGGACCCAAACCTTTTGCATACTGCCCCCATGAAACGATCGAACTTCTTCTTGCCCGAGCAGATCACGGCCGAGCTCGCTGCACTCAGTAAACGCACGGGTGTCTCGATGTCGGAGCACCTGCGTAACGCCCTGGTGCAGTACCTGAAAGCGCAACGTAAAGACGCCGAGAAGAAGAATCCAGAGCAGGACGTATGAAGTTCTTCAAGACCAGCGGGATGTTTTTTGCATTCGAAGGGACCGACACATCGGACAGGATCAAGGCTGTGATCCGTAGTGTGAAGAACCAGCCTGACGCTACTGTCGACGAAATCACTGAGGAAGAGTATGAAACTTGTCTCCGCCAAGCCGGTGTCAGTCACCCCTTCCGCAAAGCCGCCTAACGACGCCACCGTGGCGTTGCTGCGTAACTACCTCAAGAAAGCCGAAGACGGCGAGATCAGTTTCTGCTACCTCATGTACCTCGGTGACGACATCGGTTGTGAGTTGGCTGGTGATCTGCCCGAAGAACCGTACCAGACCATGGGCTACATGCACGAGATGATCGACGACTTCAGGGCGCATTACGACATGGTTGGCTGATGGATGACGACAACAAGCTCCCGGCGCTGCCGTACAAGACGCTCGACATCCCGGAGGCTCTAGTTGTCGAGATGGCCAAGGGCTTGGTTGAGCCTAAGGAGTTGGCTGAGGCTTACGGGTTCAGCGGTGTGTTGTGGGATCGCCTGCAGGGTTATGAGCCGTTCTTGAGGGCGGTTACGCTAATGCAGACCAAGCTCGAGCAGGAGGGCTTCACGTTCCGCATGCAGTCGCAAGGTATGGCGGATCTGATGGCTAAGGAAGTGTTCCGGCAAGCCATGCAGCCCGAGGTGCCGCTCGGACAAAAGATCGAAGTACTGAAGACCTTCGCGCGTTACGCGGATCTCGAGCCTAAGACGGGCTCGTTCGGACAGGCGGGGCCAGGCACTTCGATCAACATTATCCTGGGCGATAACAAGACGCTCAGCGTCGGCGGGCCGGTTGAGCAGGCTATTGACGTGATAGCGAAAGAAGTTAGCCCTGAATTTGAGTTTTCCCTCCCGGTGCCGGACTTCATCAAGACTGAGCCGGTTAGCACGTTGGCCATCGACGTGTAAGTACGTTTCCCGTGAAACATGGCAACAGTCAACTACAAGCCCCCAGGTTCGGTCAGGAACTTTCTCTGCAGCGAAAAGTTCATCTCACTCATTGTCGGGCCGGTCGGCTCAGGCAAGACCACAGGCGCGATCTTTAAGATCCTGTATCACGCGCAGCAGATGCGAAAGCAAGAAGACGGTATCCGTCGATCACGCTGCGTCGTCATCCGAAACACGAAAGAACAGCTTAGGGACACGACCATTCCGTCGATTCAGACGTGGTGGCCAGAGGATATTTGCCACTTCGCGAAGACCGACATGAAGATGATGTTAAAGGTCGGGGACGTGGAGTGCGAGATCCTTCTGCGGGGCCTGGATGATGCCGACGACGTGAAGAAGCTGCTGTCGCTCGAGCTCTCGTTCGCGTTTATGGATGAGTTCCGCGAGATCAACCAAAAGATCTTCGAGGGTGTGCAGGGTCGGGTGGGGCGGTACCCTAGCAAGGCGATGGGAGGGTGTGTTAAAGATGATGGATCTCCTAACCACCATGTGTGGGGCTCTACTAACGCACCCGACTATGGAACATACTGGGAGGAATATCTTACCAACCCACCAGAGAACTGTGCCGTGCATTTCCAGCCGAGCGGCCTCAGCCCTGAAGCCGACTGGACCGAGCATCTCATCGACGGGTATTACGAAAACCTCGCCCAAGGTAAGAGCGAAGACTGGGTGGATGTTTTCATCCACGGTAAGTTCGGAAAGTCGCTCTCCGGTCAGCCCGTTTTTAGATCATTCAATCGCGACATCCACGTCAGCAAGACCCGCCTAACCCATAATCCGAGCGCTGTAAGCCCGCTAATCGTGGGGTATGACTGCGGACTCACCCCGGCTGCTGTGATCGCCCAGGTCGACCATACAGGCCGTCTACTGACGTTTTCGGCACTGACGACGGATGGGCAGACCATGGGTTCGCTGCGCTTCATCCGCGAGAAACTGAAGCCGCATCTGAACAGTCGGTTCCCGGGTGCCAACGTCATAGTCATCGCGGATCCGGCCGGTAACACTCGAGCACAGACCGACGAGAAGACTGTATTCGAGATCCTCCGCGCTGAGCGCTTTACGGTTAAAGCAGCTAAGTCGAATTTACTCACGCCACGGCTAACGGCCGTCGATGCCTACTTGACTCGCATGATCGATGGTAAGCCCGGGGTGCTGTTCGACCCCGAGTGCGAGTGGCTCATCAAGGCGCTGCAAGGTAAGTATAAATTCCGCACCAAGCGCGACGGCGAGACCGAAGAAACCCCAGAAAAGTCCCACCCATGGAGTGACATCGCCGATGCGTTCCAGTACGTGTGCCTGCATGCCGACCAGGGCATGACGTTCGGGGGAAATATGAACCACAAACGGCGTACCGTCGAGAAGCAGCGCTATGTCTGGTCTTGACAAAGTTAGGACATTGTGGTATGGATTGTAGTGACATCATCACACATTCGAGGTAGCTATGGCTCATGTATTCACCGTTTTGCAGGGTGTCGAGGAACGTGCTCATAACGGCACGCTTGATCTCGGCTCCACCCACACCCACGAGATTGGATCCCAGGTCGTCATCCACTTCCCTGAGACTGAGGAAGATCGGACCAAGGCCCCGATCGAAGCCATTGTTTCCGTGATGGTGTCGAACAACGCGAAGGATTACACCTCCCGCGGCAAGATCAGCCTCAAGGGCACCGGCAACGCCAGCGAGTGCAAAGAATTTAACCTGCCCTACAAGTACATCCGTCTGTATGTCGAGAAACTCACCAAAGGCGCGCTCTTGACGGCGTACGTGAGCCAGTAAGCACTGTGGAGTTAGGTAGTGCAGCAAGCCATGTCAATCACGGGCGCGACCGCACCGGGGAATACCTCGGTCGGTGGTGTGCTGTCCATCAAATCTCTGGCGCAGCTGCAGAGGGAAAAAGCAGACGCCACCCAGGATAACAACGAGCCCTATGTTCAGGCGCTCGCGGGGTACATCCGCGGCCGTTGGATGGAGGCGCGCCTCGCCAAAGAGATGACTGTCGAGCAGCGCATGTTCGCCTCAGTACGTCAGCGCCGTGGGATCTACGACCCCGACAAGATGGCCCAGATCATGGAGCAAGGTGGCTCCCAGATCTACATGATGATCACGTCGGGTAAGTGCCGCTCGGCTGCTGCCTGGCTGCGCGACGCACTGCTGACCACTTCCGAAGGCAAGCCATGGGAGATCCGTCCGTCCAAGCAAGCGCAACTCGATCCGCAGACCATGAGCGAGGTGATGAACCAGGCTCAAGAGCAGATCAAGACGATGCTGCTCAACGGTCAGAATCCATCACCGCAGCAGACCCGCGAGATGCTCATGCAGTGCCGCGATATGGCGCTGTCTCACCTCCAGACCCTGGCCCGCGAAGCAGCGGATCGGATGGAGGACAAGATGCAGGATCAGCTGGACCAGGGCGGCTTTCTGGAGTCCTTCGCGCAATTTATCGACGACATCACGACGTTCCCGTCAGCGTTCCTGAAGGGACCAGTGGTCCGCATGCGCAATAAGGTGAAGTGGGTACCCGGCCCGAACGGCACGTTCCAGATGGATGTGGCTCCGCAGCTGACGCTTGAGTGGGAGCGTATCGATCCGTTCATGATTTACCCGTGTCCTGATTCGACGCATGTCGACGATGGATACCTGATCGAGCGGCACCGCATGCAGCGTTCGGATCTGACAGCGCTCATCGGTGTCGACGGCTACTCTGACGCGGCGATCCGTGGCGTGCTCGAGGACTACGGCCGTGGCGGATTACATGAGTGGATTAACGCAGACACGCAGAAGGCTTCGGCTGAAGGTAAGTCGACGTTCGCGACGGGTATGAACCCCTCACAGATGATCGACGCACTCCAGTTCTGGGGCTCAGTACAAGGACAGACGCTGCTCGAATGGGGAATGGACGAGAAGGATGTTCCAGACCCATTTGATGAATACAACATTGAAGCCTGGCTGATCGGCACATGGGTCATCAAAGCCTCGATCAACCCGGATCCCCTTGGACGCAAACCATACTACAAGGCATCTTATGAAGAAATTCCTGGCGCTTTTTGGGGCAACAGCGTGTGCGATCTCGCTCGAGACACTCAAGATGTGTGTAACGCCACCGCCCGTGCCCTTGTTAATAACCTTGCCATTGCCTCCGGCCCGCAGACCGTCATTAACGTAGATTGCCTGCCACAGGGTGAGAACATCACACAGCTGTACCCATGGAAGCAGCACCAGGTCGTCACCGACCCCACCATGGGGGCGAACCAGAAGCCGATTGAGTTCTTCCAACCGAACAGCAACGCGCAGGAACTGCTGATCGTCTACGACAAGTTCTCGACGCTGGCTGACGAGTACACAGGCATCCCGCGCTACATGACGGGCGACTCACCTTCGGGTGGTGCAGGCCGTACGGCATCAGGCATGTCGATGCTGATGAGCAACGCGGGCAAGTCGATCAAGAACGTCATCTCGAATATCGACGTGAACGTGATCGAGCCGATCGTGGACCGGCTGTACTTCTACAACATGCGTTACTCGACGGACCCGGATCTGAAGGGCGACATCAACGTCGTCGCAACCGGTGCCTCGGATCTCGTCAACAAAGAAGCCGACTCGCAACGTCAAGAGGCATTCCTGCAAGCAGCTGTGTCGAACCCGCTCGTTCAGCAAGTTGTTGGACTGGAGGGCATCGCAAACCTCCTGCACGAGCAGGCCAAGAAACTCGGCCTCAACGCCGACGAGATCGTCAAGCCGATCGCGATTCTCAAGCAGCAGTGGCAGGCTCAGCAGCAAGCGCAGGCCCAGGCAGCACTCGCGGGACAACCTCCAGGACCAGGCGCACCCCCGGGACTACCAGCACCAGGTGGTCCTCAACAGCCCCCAGGTGTCTCGGCACCAGGCGGCACACCCGCACAGCCAGGCCCAGGTCCGCAGCTAATGAACGGTGCTCCTGTTACCAACCACTTCCCACCCCATTGAGGTTACCGTGCACATCCTTCGTTCATTAGGCCAAGCCTACCAAATCACCGCACCCAGCGGTTCCGCATCCGCAGCGCAAGCGATCCTGCAGGGCGTCTACGCCATCTCGGTCTACGCGCGCAACAGCGACATTCGCATCGACGTTGAAATCGGTGCGGCAACAGCAGCTGCGTCCGCCACAACCGCTACCAAGACTTCGCACTATGTCGGCCTCGGTGAGCGTATCGACATTATCTTGCCCGCAGGCAACGGACCATGCAGCGTGTCTGCTTACGGTGTCAGCGGTGCTGGTGTCCTCGAGGTATCGGAGCTCATGTAATGCGCAGTCGCGTCACGCTTCCACCGATCCCTAACCCGGGTAACCGGGGACTGATACCGAGCCTAACTGCTTCGTTGAAGGGGGGTGCTTTACCTGCAGGGTTTACATTCTCGCGGGCGAGCGGATCGACGCAATCCGACATGGACTCGGTGGTGAACCAGCTTGCATCGAATGAAGCATGCTTCCCGAAGCTGCGGAGGGTGCAGAACTACATCCCGACATCGGAGAATTTGCTGGGAAGCGGTGGCGGTGGCGCATCGATGGTGGTTTCTGGAAAGACGCTTACCGCGAATGTACCAACGGGCGTAAGTGGTCCTTATTACTATTTAAATTCTTCTTCCGGTTTTAGCCTCGGGCGCGTTCTCGTCGCCACTGCAATGGTGACCGGACCAGCTGGAAGAATTATTTGTCTTCGGCTAGCTAACAATGGTGCAGGGTCGAATGCCGGTGTCACCCAAGTCAGTTGTACGGGCGCACCTCAACGGGTCACAGTTAGCGTCGTGACATCGACGGTCATCAACACATTCTCGCTCGGCTTGGACGCCCGTAACATCTTTACCCCTCCTTGCAACATCCAAACTGGCGACGTATTCACTCTCGATAAACTTCAAATCGAAGATGTTACCGGCAACCTGAACCAGGTGCCGAGTGAGTACGTCAGCACCGGGGTTCTCAGCTACCCCTACCATGGCACTGGTGTCGATGGGACGCAATACTTCACCACCCGTAATGGCAATGCGGTACAGCAGAACCTGGTGACCAATTCGCAGAATTTTTCGAATGCAGCTTGGGCACCGACAACCGCTAGTGTAACCACGGGCGTTACCGACCCTCTGGGCGGCACCACAGCTGCCACAGTGACTGCACTAGCCAATGCCAGTTACTTGGTGCAAACGGTCACCGGACAAACCCTTGGTCAATACGTCACTGCCACAATATGGCTTCGACGCCGCACAGGTACCGGAACAGTAAGTCTTGCAAGTGTGCAAGGGGGCTATGTCAACCTAACGCTGACTAGTAGTTGGCAGAGCTTCTCGTCAACCGGGCAGATTAACACTCTGACTAACGGCTATGTGGCGCTCCAGCTAGCGACATCTGGCGATCAGGTCGACGTTGCTTTCGGTCAGTATCAACCCGGTGAAGTCGCCTCGACCTACGTCCCGACAACTACTGCCGCAGTCAACAACAGTATCGTCGAGAGCTACGCAGGTACACCGATCAATCTAAGCAACCCACTGATTGGTCTTCGGGCATGGGGCGCGCGTACTAACTCGATCCGCAATAATACGATGACTGGCGGAGGTGCGGGAACAGCCCCCACCAATTGGGTGCTCACTGGTGCAAGTGGCCTAACTTGGACGGTCATTGGAACCGGCACAGAGAACGGAATTCCTTACACGGAGTTTCAATTATCCGGGACGCCGAATGCTACTGGCTACGCTCTCATTGCTTTCGACTCAAATACGCAAGTAGCCGCGTCGGCGGGACAAATTTGGGTTGCGTCGAGCTTTATTAAGCTTTCGGCAGGATCTGTCGCTAATGCCCTGTTCGCATTGCAAATTAACGCTTTTGCTTCTTCCACACAGATTGGGAACGCAGATAGCAATCCTGTCCCCACTTCGGCAGCTATCGGAACTCAAAGAACACAAACCCTCCCTTACACACTGCCAGCCACTACGACTAGTGTCATGAGTGAACTTGTTGTGACACTGAACGCCAGCGCACCTGTCAACTTCAACATCCGCATCGGCGCACCACAGCTTGAGCAAGTGGTTGCATCTACCGATGTAGCAAGCGACGTGATTTTCACCACTTCCGCAGCAGTGACGTGCGCACAAGACCTATGCAGCGGAACGCCGAGTATCAATGCCAGTCAGGGTACGCTGCAGGTGGAGTATGCATTGAATCAAGCTGCGAACACAGTAGCCACGGCATCCGCTGCAATGCTTCACGACGGCACGCAAAACAACCGCGTGCTGCTGGCGAACTTTAACGCTACGGGACAGATTTATGTCACGGCGGCAACCGTTGCGCAGCAAGCGGCACTTGTGGGCGCTGTGCCACCGAACGCCGTTCATCGTTCTGCCGTCGTGTACGGGATTGCAAACTCTGACGCATGCGTTGATGCTGGCACCGTGGTCGCAGGTACGGGCGCAACACCGCCAACCGGCATGACCACGCTAACGCTCGGCTCGCAAATTGGTGGTACCTACCCACTCTTCGGTGTCGTTCGTAACGTCCACGTTTATCCGCGCGCCGCAAACGACGCACAGCTTAAGGTCATCACGGGAGTAGCAGCATAATGTGGCCGATCCAAGCATCGCTCGTCTTCATCGATCAACCCACCGCACTAGCGGCATTAGTCGCAGCCTACGGTGATGACGGCACTGGCAATCCAGCGATCGATCCCACCCAGGTGTGCATTGACTATATTGGTTCGCTTTACAAGCCAACTGGCGCGACATCGATTGTCACCAACGCAGACGGCTCGACATCGACAGTAGCAGTGATGGCATCAGACGGCAAATTCAACGTGAACATCGCCGCACAAGCACCGTTACCAACCAACCTGAGCAGCTACGTCATCACACCGCAGATGCTCAAGCGCGTCTTCGCCCCCGACTTCACCCCCTTGCCTGCGAACTTACCCGCGGTGCAGTACGAAGTAGACGCGAACGGCAACCTGATCCTCGACGCGAACGGCAACCCTATCCCAGTGACCCCATCATGACTACATCCCTTTTCTACATCCTTTTCATTGTCTTCTGTTTCCTAAGCATCGTGGATCTCGCGACCACATACACAATCCTAAAACAAGGCGGCAAAGAAGTTAACCCAGTGTACGTGTGGATGGCCAAACAGATCCCACTCGATGTCGCGCTCCCGGTTTTGAAGATGCTCGCTGTTGTCTTGCTTGCGATCTCAGGATCAATTCCCGCAGCTGTGGTGGGTATCGCAGCAACAGCAGCTGTTGTCGGCTGGAACTTAACTCAAATCAAATGGTGATGTCATGACAACCGAACAACCAGAATCTGGTAAGGACACTTTTAAGTTTGTCCTTTCACTTGTCCAAGTCATCGTTGTGCCGCTCATGCTCTGGATGGCCACCTCGATGTCGACCATGAGTCAAGGCATCGCACGCCAGGAAGAACGCACCACTACCTTGGTTGGACAGGTACACGACCTACAGACCACGGTGGCAGCGGTGCAGGATGACCGATATCGCCGTTCAGAAGCACAAGTCGACAAACAGGCTGAAAACGACCGCCTGCGTGCCATCGAAACCCGTGTTGCCACTTTGGAGGATTCACATGCGCATAAGTAACCTAATCCTGGCGGGCTATCTCGTCACCGCTGCAGCCCTAGCAGCGCTTTCGACGCCGACCGAGGCACAAGTGCGAACACATGCTCACGTGGCAGGCAAGAAGGAAGAGATCCTTGCTATGAAAACCCCCGGGGGTGTGATTTATCTGTTTCCCACCAGCACACTGAATTGTCACGGCATGCTCGATGCGTTCGCTGAGACAAATCCCGATGAAGATGGGGATACGGTGATCGAGCACGGCTGCTGGAAAACAGACGGAGCCGACGTGGTTCTTCTCACCGATGAGAAGGAAGGATATGTATTTCCGCTGAGCAGGTTCGAGGTTCGCCGATCCAGTTAGGACATACAGCTTGACATCGTTAGCAGATTGTGGTATGTATTGTTCCAATAGCTCGAAACTACATTAAGGAATTGTCATGTCGGAAGTCAGTATTAAGAGCCTGCAAGCAGGCAAAAAGAGCGCCTCCGGCCGTATGGATGGTGCCATGGCCAAGGGCACGGGCGATTCAAAAGGCTCGAGCAAGGGCGGCACTGAAACCCAAAAAATTGGCAAGGAGTTCCACGAGCGTCCCGCCAGCGAAAAGGGTACTGAATTTAGCGTACTACGCAATTCAGGAACGGGCCTCTCGAAGTGAGTATTCCCAAGCTCGACGCTAAGTCGGCTCGAGCGCTTCAGGTTATCAGGGCTGCACCAGAATTAGCACCGTTCCTGAACTACCTGAGACTGCGCCGCGACGCACATCGTGACGCATTGGAAACAAGTCCGAACGAAAGAATTACGGCACGCCACCAAGGTGCTGCCGAAGAACTGAAAACACTACTGACTGAAATCGAGCAGGCCAATACGACCTACTTGAAGCTAACAGCCACCCCACCACGCTGACCGTAAAGCCGGAGCGTAGTCGGGGTAACCCACACAACGTAGTAACAGTAGCTGACCGTATCGAAGAGTGGTGACCGTCAAGTCGGACCACAGACGCGTAGTCGGAGCGAAGGAGATAGAGATGGAAGAAGAAGTTCGCCTGCCCGCAGCCGTTCAGAAAAACCTGAACCTTGCCGACGAGTATGTAAGAGCCTTGACCGGAAGTGACGGCAAGCCTCGAGTGGTTCAAGAGGGGGAAACTCCGAATGGCACCACGCAAATCGTTGAGCCGGTAGAGCAACCATCTCAACCAGTGGTACCGCAGGCCCCGGTTGCTACCGAGGATTGGGAACAGAAGTTCAAGTCCCTTCTCGGAAAGTACAACGCGGAAGTGCCAGCGCTGCACGCACAGAATCGTGAACTTAATTCGAATCTGTCTCGCCTGAACGCAACGGTGGAAACCATGCGCCAGGAGATCCAAGCAGCGAAGGTCGCCCCGCCCGCACCGGTCGCCCCGCCAGCCCCATTGGTCACCGATAAAGACCGACAAGAGTTTGGCCCAGAGTTAGTCGATCTGATCGAACGTGTGACAGCCGGAAAGACTGCAGCCCTCGAGGCACAGAACGCCGCGCTCCGCACAGAAATCGAACGGATCAACGGACAAGTTGGCCAGGTTGGTACGCAAGTGCAAGGCACCGTCGAAGAGATCTTCAAACGCACGATGAGTGAGTTAGTTGGTCCCGACTGGGAAGCTCAGAACACCGATCCAAAGTTCATCGCATGGACGAAGCAGATCGATCCACTGTTCGGAGTCTCCCTTGGAACGGTGCTCCAGTCAGCTGCAGCACACGCTGATGCACAAAGAGCGGCAGGGATCTTCAATGCCTACCGCAAGACGCTTACCCCACCTGCTAACGTCCCTGACCCTCAAGCCGAGCTCCAGCGCCAAGTAGCACCGACACGCTCGAGGGGATCTCCTCCACCCGCAGCACCCGCAGCGCAGATCGTATGGACGAACGAATCCATCGGTACGCACTACGACAAGTTGCTGAGAGGTTTGTACGAGACCCCCGAAGAAGCTAACCGACTGGAAGCAGATCTCCAGACCGCTATCTCGGAGGGCCGAGTCCGAATGTAAGGACATCCCCTGGGGTAGCGGTCACCAAAACCAACTTTTCATACGAAGGAAGAGGAAATGACCACAATTACCCCAGGCGCAACCACCCCGATCAATGCGGGTGGCTTTAACACCCCCGCAGGTCAGGTTGCCTATTCGGGCACTGCCTACTCTGGCTCGTTCATCCCGGCCCTCTGGTCCGGCAAGCTCGCACAGAAGTTCTACTCGGCCACTGTGTTCGGCGAGATCGCCAACACCGACTGGCAAGGCGAGATTCAAAACCTCGGTGACACGGTGATCATCAACACGATCCCGTCGATCAACATCTACAGCTACTCGGTCGGTCAGAACCTGAACTACGACGTTCCGGCCCCGTCGACTTTCACGCTGCAGATCACCAAGGGCAAGTACTTCGGCGTCAACGTCAACAACGTGCTCGAGCTCCAATCGAAGCCGAAGTTGATGGACATCTTCAGTGCCGACGCTGCGATGCAGATGAAGCAGCAGATCGACGTTGATGTGTTGTACACCTCGTTCTTCACCGGCTACGGTGCAACCAGTGGTGTGTTGGTCTCGTCAGCTTCGGAAAGCGAAGCACAAGGTAACTTCCCGCAGACGAACAAGTACGGTGGCTTGGCCTCGTTCAACTACGGCGCTTCTGCTGGCCGTCAGTCAGGTGCCTTCAACATGGGTACCGACACCTCGCCGGTGACGTTGACTGCCGCCAACATCCTGGCAAACATCACTGCAATGGCCAGCGTGCTGGACGAAGCCGATGTACCGGAAACGGATCGTTATCTGGTGATCGGTCCAGTTGAGCGCCAACTGCTCATGCAGTCGAACCTGGCCCAAGCCCAGTTCATGGGTGATGCCACCTCGATCATGCGCAACGGCAAGATCGGTGCGATCGACCGCTTCACCGTGTACGTGTCGAACCTGCTTCCGCGCGCTACCGCAGCGCATGACTGGTCTGGTAACACCAACACCACCGGCGCGAACTTCGCAGCTAGTACGGGGTTCAGCGGGTCAGTCAAGCGTCACTTGATTTTCGCCGGGCATAAGTCGGCCATCACCTTCGCGGCACAAATCGCCAAGGTCGAGAGCCTACAGAACCCGAACGACTTCGGAACGCTGGTGCGTGGACTGAACATCTACGGCAACACCATCGCCTCCGGTAACGGTCTGGTCCCCATGGTTGTTGCCAACTAATTGGCTCCCCCGGGTTAACGCTCGGGGTATCTTTTCAAAAGGAAAAACCATGACCTCAGAAGCAAAACTCGTTCAGGTCGGTGTGTGGGATGCAGAAGCCAAGCAAGCGGCTTCTGGTACCTATAGCGGCCCGCTGAACCTCGTCACACTGGCCGCGCAGGGGGCAACAGTTAGCGGTACAGGCACCACGCAATCTAACTCGACCGCATTGGCCGCAGCCACAGTGCAACTCGTGGACGACATCGTTAACGTCACCACGACTGGCGGCGCAGCTGCTCAGAACACTGCACAGCTGACCAACCAAGGTGCTGCGTTCATCACCGTATTCAATGGCAGCGCCAACGAGTTGCTGGTATTCCCACCGGCTAATGGTGCTTTCAACGGCCAACCGACGAACGTCTCCTTCGGCACGATCGGAAGTTCGTTCGGTATTGCAGCAGGCAAGTCCACCACGTTCACCACAGCGGACGGTGTTAGCTGGTTCGCAGCCCACGCGGGCTAAGCAAACCACCCGGGGCCACGAGCCCCGGACTAATTCTTAGGGTCAAGGCATGGGTACGATTTCAGCCACTGAGCTCATCAACCAAGCAGCGATCCAGCTTCTCGATACCGCGAACACTCGGTGGACGCGTTCGGAGTTGTTGGGATGGCTCAGCATGGCTCAGCGTACGATCACCCTTGCACAGCCTTACGCGAACGCTAAGACCGTTCTCTCTGATCTAGTGCCCGGTACGCGGCAGTCGATCCCTTCAGACGGCTGGATGCTCCTCGATGTCTACCGTGACTTCATGGCGGACCAGGTAACACCGGTACGCGCGGTACGCATCATTGATCGTCAGATCATCGACTCCCAAATGCCCACGTGGCACGCCGCTGCTCAGACGAGCCCGGTGCAGAACTACATCTACAGCCTGACAGACCCACTGGCGTACTACGTGTACCCACCCTCTGACGGGACGCATTTCCTTGAGCTCAACTACTCGCAGATCCCCGCTGACATCTTGGTCGAAGCGAACGCAATCACCATCCCGGATATTTATGCGCCTGTAGTCCTCGACTACATGCTGATGAAGGCTTGCATGAAAGACGCCGAGTATGCACCTGGCCTACAGCTGGCAACTCAGTACGCAGCACAAGTTGAGAAGGCGATCGGTGCTGACCAAGCATCGCTGCTCGCTGATAACCCAGATCTGCAGCTGAAACCAAAGCAGTTCCAAGTGCCCGGAGATAAATAATGGCTACGGTCACATACGACACTTTCTACCCCGATGTTCTGCCTTACGTGCCAGGCGTGCCTGAGTTCGTAGCCCTCAACGCCGTCCGCAACGCGTGCATCGAGTTTTGTGAGAAGACGAACTACTGGCAGGTGGACTACGACAACATCCAGAACCAGGGGCTCGATAGCGTCGCATCGCAATCGATCTATCCAATCACACTCCCTACTGATCAAGAGCTCTCACTGCTCATGCAGGTTTGGTACAACGGCGTGCTTCTGACACCGAAGGATCCTGACACTCTGACTAGGCTTTTTCGTTGGTGCGATTGGCGGCAGTTTCAGGGCCAGCCAGAATTTTACTTGCGTACTCAAGAGCCGAATCTTCAGCTAATCCCGACGCCGACCATCAGCATGCCGGGTGAAGGATGGATCACGTTCCGTGCTTCGATCAAACCCACTCGTGCCTCGACGACGATCAATTCTGAGATCCAGGAACATTTCACTGAAGCAATCGGACTTGGGGCTCGAGCGCGGTTACACATGACGCTTAACCAACCGTACTCCGACGCCAAGACAGCCACTGATTGTGCACGCCTGTTCAAACAGAAGATTGGTCAGACCCGCATTAGGGTCAATCAAGGTTTGTCCCGAGCCCTGACCGTTCCTGAATTCCCGAGGTACATCTAATGTCCCAAAAAGTTACGAACAACGCCTGGGCGACCACCATTGGCGCGTTGACTGCAACGTCAACGAATAACCAAGTGTCGCTGACGACTGGTCAGGGAGCACGCTTTCCGTCGATCAATTCGACGACCGTCACGATCACTATCGCAAGCCCCGGCGTGGTCACATGGAATTCGCATGGCCTAGTAGCGAACCAGAGTGTTGTGTTTAACAACACCGGTGGCGCATTGCCCAGTGGGCTCAGTGCAGGCGTGACTTACTACGTCACTAACCCCACTACGAACACGTTCCAAGTTTCTGCCACCCCTGGTGGATCGGCAATTACTACTACTGGCACGCAGTCAGGGACTCAGACGTGCTCGAGCGATTGGTTTTACGCAACACTCATCAGTTCCTCAAACGTACTCGAAATCGTTCGAGTTACTAGTATCTCGGGCGACTCACTGACCGTTGTCCGCGGGGTAGATAACTCAACCATCAGCGCGTTCGCGATCGGCTCACGGCTCGAGTTGCGACCCACAGCCGCGGCGTGGGGTGAGAAGGTTAACTACGCCGATGCGGTGTACACGTTCCTGACTGCCACAGCAGCAGCTGCGGCTTACGTGCCCCTCAGTGGTACTCCGACCCTTTCCGGGCAATATACGTTCTCGGCACCCGGGGTGGACATCCCTATCATTTGCCGTACAAACCAGTCAAATAATCCGACGATGCTGTGCTTCCAGTACAACGGAGCATCGGTGTCGGCGTACATCCAATCTACGCCCAGCGTACCGTTCTCACTTTTGAATGCAGCCCAGGCGAACGTGTTCAATGTCGATTCTTCTGGCGACATAGGCTGCGCGAATATTACTTCGACCGGCGCGATCACCGCTACTGGCAACATCACCGCTTACTACTCGGACAAGCGACTCAAAACTAAGATCAGCCCGATCAAAGACGCCGTACGCAAAGTCGAACGCCTCGAAGCTTTCACTTACCGCCCGAACAGTATTGCACTGGCCGCGGGCTTTCCTGACCAAATCGAAGTCGGTCTGAGCGCGCAGGATCTCGAGCTCGTCTTACCACAGGTCGTTAAACCCGCACCGTTTGATCACTTCAAAGACGGCCGAAGTGCATCTGGTGAAAACTATAAGACGGTGCAATACGAACGTGTTGTTCCTCTTTTGGTTGCAGCGATACAAGAACTTTCAGCGCAGATCAAGACACTACAAGCGCAATGACACTCAACAATACCGGGGCTATTAGCCTTGGAGGATCGATCATCGGGCAATCGATCGAGGAAGAACTCGATGCGAGCGCTTTTGCGCAGATTTCATTCAATGATGCGAACGTACGCGGCTTAGCTGGTATTAGTTCCGGCCCGATTAGTGCGAATAACTTCCATGGCAAAACAGCGATGGAGTCGATCACGATTAGTACTAATAGTGCGAACGTCAACATGTTCACATTATTCGGGTCTCCGTCGACGCCTAACGTCGTCTTCACCCTGAACGTCCAGGCGGATATTTATTCGAGTACTTCAGGAACCCCGGCATTCGATACCGGAAGCGGCTGGCCATCTGGCTCGACGCTCGTTTTGAACTTGGTTTCAGGTGGGATCTTTGGTCAGGGCGGCAACGGTGGCTCTGGTGCAGCCGGAGGTGCTGGGGGCAAATCAATGAACCTCCAGCACAACATCACAATCCAGTTCAACGGCGGAGTACTTTTCGGCGGTGGCGGTGGCGGTGGCGGCGGTGCTGGAGCGCTTGTCACGCAGAGCGGTGCCTCAGCTACGGGTGCGGGCGGCGGTGGCGGTGGCGGTCAAGGATGGTCGACCAGTTCAGGCGGTGCAACTAGCGGCTCGACTGGTACTTCAGTTATTGCAGCAGCCGGTGCAGGCGCAGGTGGCAATGCCACTAACCCAGGGAACGGCGGATCAGGTGGCACAGGGCAATCGAGCTACTACAACAGCGGACTTCACACCACGGTTTATTTTTCTGCCTATGGAGCGGCTGGCGGGGCAGGCGGTAGCTGGGGGCAGGACGGAACGGCCGCATCTTTCGCGGGCGGCACAGGTGGTTCTGCGGTTGCCCTTAATGGGTACACGGCATCAGGCGTCACGGCTAGCGGCACTTCTTATAACACCAGCACATTGAAGGGCTACGTAGGCTAATGACACCCCCACGGAAGAAACCAATTCCTTCGATCACGTTAGCAATTCAGACGTGTTCGGGATGTACTTACTACAGCAAGGATAAGCGTGATGAGCAGGGGCGTTGCTATGGCATGCCGCCCCAACTCTTCATCCACGGAGACGAGATCGGCGCGTTTCGACCTTTCGTTGAACCGACTCACCGAGCGTGCTCCTTATTCCGACCTACGGTGCTCAATGGCTAAATTAACACACGAACAAATTCATCTTGCAACGGAAGCAGTTGCTCGGCTCGGTAGCCAGAAGGTGGCAGCTGCGGCTCTCGGAGTCTCGAGAGATCACATCTACCGGTGCGTTCAGGCTGCGAAGAACGTCCCTGACTTCGTACACGAAAAGATCCCCTCGGAGCATCGTCCTGTCGAAGATCTAATCGCTGAACGAAAAGCCAAGTACGCACAGAAGGCGGCGTTCGAAGAGGCGAGCAAGTTAGTGCCTGTCAAGGTGAACCTCGCGGGACCAATCGGGATCCTGCACTTCGGCGACCCCCACGTGGACGACGACGGGACCGACATCGCTGCCCTCGAACGCCACACGGACTTGGTACGCGAAACGAAAGGGCTCTTCGGTGCAAACATCGGTGACACGACCAACAACTGGGTCGGCCGACTTGCGCGCCTCTACGGAGAACAGTCGACAAGCTCTTCAGAGGCATGGCAGCTTGCTGAGTGGTTCATCGGCCGCTGTGACTGGCTTTACCTGGTTGGGGGCAACCACGATCAGTGGTCCGGCTCCGGGGATCCGTTGAACTGGATCAAGAGAGAAGGCTCAGCGCTGTATCAGCCTTCGCAAGCGCGTATTCGCCTGGACTTCCCGAACGGAGAGTCCGTGCGTGTGAACGCTCGCCACGATTTCAGCGGCCATAGTCAGTGGAACCCAGCGCACGGTATCGCCAAGGCCCTGATGATGGGCGTGAAGGACCACCTTGCTGTCGCAGGCCATAAGCACGTGTCGGGCTACAACATCATCAAGGACGCGGACACCGGCCTCGCATGTCACGCACTACGTATCGCCAGCTATAAGGTGCACGACCGCTATGCGAAGGAAAAGGGCTTCCCTGATCACGCGTTCGGTCCGGCCGCTGTGACCGTCATCAATCCAGCCTTACCGAACACTCACCCCGATCTCGTCAAAGTTTTCTGGGATCCCGAAGAGGGTGCTGACTTCCTAAAGTACGCACGAAAGCGTGCTGGCTGTTAGGACATTTGACAGATAAACGAAAGGATGTACGATGGTAATGCCACCATTCAAGATGAGCCCAAATGGGCGACGTATCCTCACAGAGCGGTTCGAAGGCGAGATCCTCAAGGCGTACCCGGATCCCGGCACTAAAGCAGAACCATGGACCATCGGATACGGACACACAGGCGGCGATGTGTATCCCGGACTGGTGTGGACGCAAGACGAAGCTGACACCCATCTCGAGTTAGATCTGGCAGTAGCAGAGCGTGCTGTGAGTATGTACGTGCTAGTGCAGATCACACAGAACGAAGCAGATGCACTGATTGACTTCACTTACAACGAAGGCGCTGGAAACTTCCATAGCTCGACCCTGTTAAGACTTCTAAACCAGGGCGACTATGACGGAGCCAAAGCTGAATTCGTGAAGTGGGACAAGGCGGCGGGCCACGTTATGCAGGGCCTGTTCAATCGACGTGTAGCGGAAGCTGAACTCTTTGGAACCCCCGACAAATGAACCTCGATCTCAAGACCCTCATCGGTTCGGTTGCCCCGACTCTGGCAACTATGCTAGGTGGCCCGCTGGCAGGCACCGCCGTCTCTGCGCTTGCGAGCGCATTCGGGCTAAGTCCAGACGCCAGCAAGGACGATATAACCCGAGCGGCAACCGCGGGGATGACACCGGACGTGATTGCAAAGGTACGTGAAGCCGACCAACGCCATCAAGAGTTGATGGCACAGCAACAGATCGACGTAAAAAAGCTCAATGACGACTACGACCTCGCGCTTGCCAAAGACGACGTGGACGATCGTGTAAGCGCACGTACCTCTAGTGTCCAGGGCGGTACTAACCGAGACCTCTTCTGGCTGTCACTTATCTTGCTGGCTTTCTCTCTTGGCTGCGAAGGTTATGTGCTATTCGTCGGTTACCCAAAATCGGTACCGGATATTGTAGTCGGCCGAGTTCTCGGCTTGATGGACTCCGTAACGATGATGGTGCTGGCTTTCTGGTACGGCACGAGCTCGAGCTCTGCACGCAAGACCGAACTCCTCTCACAGGCCCCAGCGATTGCGAGTAAATAATGCCCGTCATCCGCATCTCCGGTTTCTCCGGAACCTCACCGCGAACGGGACCGACGAACCTCGCCGACACCCAAGCCCAGATTGCATCTAACGTAAAGCTGCAATCTGGAGAGTTGCGCCCATGGAAAAAGCCGGTGCAGGTGTACACCCCGTATAACGCGGGCGTGCAGGCGATCTACAAAATGAACGGACCCGCGAACGCGTTCCAGTGGCTCGAGTGGACATGCGATGCTGATGCGGTCTCGGGACCACAGGCCGATACGTCGGATTACCGCATTTACTACACCGGGGCAAACTTCACTCCGAAGAAAACCAACTGGGCAATGGTGAACAGTGGGGGCGCGAAACCGTACCCCAACTCCTTCCTCGAGATGGGCGTACCAGGCCCAACGGTTGCACCAACTCTTGCAACCACAGGTGGTTCACCCCCTAATGAGACCCGGGCTTATCTCTACACCTGGCTCAGCACCTTCGGAGCGATCACCGAAGAATCAGCACCAAGTCCGGCGACTCTGATCACCACACCATCATCGGGCTCAACGGTTAACGTGAGCGGGTGGGGTACCGCACCAGTCTCGTCAGGCGGGGCGAACTACAACATCACGGGTATGCGACTGTATCGCACCGTCACTGGTGCAACCACAGTCACCTACGAGCTCGTCGATCAGATGACGGTGACACCATCGACGGGGGCTGTCGTCTCTGGACAGACTACCCTCAATGGCGTGGTCATGAGCGGCAGCACATACCCTGACACGCGCACCACGGCGCAGCTGGGGCAGTCTCTGCCGTCAACCTATTACCTACCGCCTCCCAGCGGCCTGCAGGGGCTGGTATCGATGCCTAACGGCATCCTGGCGGGATTCGTCAATAACCAGATCTGGTTCAGCGATCCATATCTACCGCACTCCTGGCCAGCGAGCTACATGCTCACCACCGAGTTCCCCGTTGTCGGGCTTGGAGTGTTCGGCACTACGCTTTTCGTCGGGACAACGAAGAACCCCTACCTCATCACTGGTACCACCCCCAGCCAAATGACGCAGGAAAAGCTGCCGCTATTACAGCCCTGTGTGTCGAAGCGATCGATTGCAAGCGATCAGTGGGGCGTCGTCTACGCTACTCCTGCGGGTCTAGCGGCCATCGGCCCCGGCATTCAGGACATGATCACAACGTCGTTATTCACCCGCGACGAGTGGAACCCGCTAGTGCCCAGCACCATGATCGGGATGCTCTACAACACGTTCTACATCGGGTTCTACAACACCGGATCCGTGCAGTCCTCGATCGTGCTGGCACGCAACGACGTACCACCCCTCGCGAACTACGACTTCTACCCAACCTGTGTGTTCGTCGAACGGACCACAGGCAATATCTACTGCATACAGCAGAGCGATAACAACGTCTACCAGCTGGACGCCGACACACAAAACAACACCGTGTTTCAGTACCGCACGAAGATGTTCCCGATGGCCAACCCGCTCAGCTTCGCGGCCCTACAAGTCGACGCCGACTACACATACATGCAGAACGCGGCTGCGTTCCAGGCGGCTTACAACGCGGCAGTGACAGCGAACCAGGCCACCTGGACAGCTGATGCTGCGACCACACTCGGTGGCTCGTTCAACGATTACGAGTTGAATAACCTCGAACTCGATGGCAGCAACCTACAAGATCTTCCTACCGCAACGGATACGCGATATATCAACATCACGGTCTTCGCTGACGGGAACCAGGTATTTTCGGCATCCCCCGTTACCCATGAGCCCATCCGTATGCCCGGTGGCTTTAAAGCATACCTATGGGAAATCCTCATAACTGGTAATTCGCCGATGCGTGGATTCAGCATGGCCACGACGATGACTGAGTTGAAGGGCGGTAGCTACATCCCACGACTCACAGGATCTGGAGCAACGGGCGTATGAGCGGACCAAAATTTCGCTCGGTCCCCGCTGTGGTGGGAAGGAGCGGCCAAGCCAACTTACAAGCCGCTGTCGACGCTCTCAAAGAAAACACCGAGATCCTTACAGGACAACGCCCCAACACAACCGCAGGGGTCTACACTAAAGAGCAGAGCGATGCACGCTACGCCCCATTCGCTGGATTCGAGGCGTGGACCCCATATAGCCCAGTCGTCACTGCTGCGACTGGTACCCTCACGGCGTACACCGCCACCGGCCTCTACAACCAGGTTGGCAAGACAGTTTTCGTCGAGATCAATATCACGATCACTACCAACGGCACCGGAGCAGGCTCGATCCACGTCACGCTACCGTTCACATCCAACGGAGCCTTTCTCATCCCAGGCCGTGAGAACGCGACGACCGGCAAGATGCTTCAGGGTGTCACGGTCAACGCCGCAGTGGACTCGATCACCAATTACGACAACACCTACCCTGCCGGAAATGGCGCGGTTCTGATCCTAACAGGTGTGTACGAGTCGACTTGACTTGTTAGCATATCTATGGTAGATGTGTAACGAGATACACCCTTATTCTGCTATGAAAAAGCTAATCTACGGACAAGATGAACGCGTCATGCGGTTTGTCTGTGAAAGAACAGGATCGCCTGGGTGGATCGGGGCCACGACGATTGGCTACGAGAAGGACGGTGAGCTTATCGCTGGCGTGGTGTTCGAGAGTTACAGCCATCCGAACATACACATCCACGTCGCCGCCGTACCGGGAACTCGTTGGGTGACCAAAGAGTTCATGTTCGCAGTTTTCAAGTACCCGTTTCTGCAATTGAAATGCGCTCGAGTAACGGGCGTCGTCGAAGCCAACAACACACACGCACTAGCGTTCGACAAACACCTCGGCTTCGTTGAAGAAGGCCGACTCCGGTGTGGGGCGAAAGACGGCGGTGATCTCATCGTGCTTGGGATGCTGCCGAACGAGTGCAAGTTTTTGAGACCGAATTGGCGATGACGAATCTAGTAAGCAGTCTCCTTCTCGCGCTGATGCCCAAGCGCAACACCGCGTACCTCAAGGAACTCTCCGAAATCCAAATGGCAAGTATCTGGGGCCGTGGCTCTGGTGGCGGTAAGTCAACCACACCAGCTGCAGATCCCGCTATTGGCGCTGCTGAAACGCAGATGGCCAATCTGGACAGCCAAGAGTGGAACACCTACAAGAACACCGTCATGCCTCAGGAGGAACAAGAGGCAGCTGCTCAAGAAGCGCAGACCCAGCAGGTGGATTCAGCTGACATCGCGAACATGAACGCGAACACAAAGCTGGCCAACTCACAGTACGCCCAGTACAACAACGTCTACGTGCCCATGCAGGATCAGATGGCTACGGAGGCAGCAAACTACAACACCCAGGGTAACTTCGAACAGCAAGCGCAACTTGCCGAAGGCGACACTCAGTCCGCGTTCGATAGTGCGAAGCAGCAGCAGGCGATGACGCAAGAATCGTACGGGGGGAACCCTACGTCAGGGGCTGCGATGGGCGCGGAGAGCGCCATGAACACGCAGGAAGCAGCTGCTAAGGCAAGTGCCGCGACTCGTGCACGTCAAGCCGCATTACAGATGGGCTGGAGCATGGAAGGTCAGGCTATTGGTCAGGGTAACACCGACCTCAGTCAGGGCCTCACTGCGAGTGGCACCTCCACCAATCAGGGTACAGCTGCTAATGCTTCATCGACGACGGGACTTGCTGGTACTGAGTCTGTCGGATCTTCTAACACCTCAGCGAACAGCGCAGCGCTGGCAGGCGAGAGTGCCATTGGTAGCCTTGGCGAACAGACCTACAGTACCGGCGTCAACGCCTGGAACGACGAACAACAAGCCAACAACCAGTCCTCGGCGGGTATTGGTAGCGCGCTGGGTGGGCTGTTCGCCGGTAGTTCAATTGGCACAGGCGCGAACGGTACGGGCGCTTCTGGTTTGGGTTTGCTCGCTACTATTTCTGACAAGCGCGTTAAAGAAGACATCAAGAAAGTCGGTAAGACTGATGACGGTCTGCCGATCTACACGTATCGATACAAGGGCGACCCCGCAGTACGCATGGGCGTCATGGCGCAGGAAGCTGAAAAGAAGCAACCCGCTGCCGCCCTTACGCTACCTAGCGGATTAAAAGCCGTCGACTACTCGAAGGTGCACTAATGAGATTCAATATCGGTGCAGCACTAGGCGCGGGTGAGAAGGAATACCAAAGCGTCCAGAACCAGGTGCAAGAGCGGCAGCTGAAGCAATATCAGATGAAGGAAGCCGCACGTCAAGATCAGATTAACCAGGGCATCCAAGACGCTGGTGCGCAGTACCGCGATCGCAAAGCACAGCTGATCGAAGCCGGTGACCAGGCCGCGAACGGTGATCACTCGGGCATGAATGCGCTCGCTCGTGACTACATGGAGAAGTACAACAACGACCCAGCGCACAACGCAGAAGGTCACACCATGCAGTTACAACAGGACAAGAACGGCAACGCGATCGGCTATACGGTGACGGCTAAAGATGCCAAGCCCGGTGACCCCCCGGTGGAGCAGGATCGCCTCACGCCTCAGCACATGATGATGGCCGCGCAGCAGGAGTATCTGAATAACGTCGGCTCTTACGATCCGAAGATGATGCTTGAGATCCAGAAAACTGGTTACGCGGGCATCGAGGCTGCAGCACACTCTAAGACGGCCGACGCTGCAATGAAGAACGCTGACACCAACGCCGTCGAAGGTGCTGCCCGCGGCCGCTTCTATGACGCCAACGCTCAACACGCTACAGCTGAAGCGGCCACTGAAGATGCTCTCCGTGGCGGGAAGGTTGCTGAGCAGGGTGCTCGAGTCAACCTCGAAAAAGCACAGACGGGTCTCGCAGGCGCAGAGGCAGGCGCTGCTTCGGCACGCACCGCTGGTGAGAAGCTCGATAACGAAACAAAACTTACGTCACTCGGTCGACTCAAGCAGAGTCAGGCTCTCGTCGACCAGTACGGTCAGTTGAACGACCAAAACGACCCCGATGGAAAACAGCGCGCGCAACTAGAAAACCAGATTGGCGTCTTGACGGCCACCAAGGCTGACTCGCCTGCCCAATTCCTCCGAGCACAGCGTACTGGCATGAAAAGCGCAGATGATCCGGGCGTCAAGGCACGTGCTGATGGCTACTCGTCTGCACTGAAGAACCTCGACCCAAGTGATCCTAAGTACGCTGCAAAACGGACTCAAGTCGATCAGGCATATCCAGAGTTCTCGGGTCAGCACGACCGGATCGCCGCAATTACTGGTGGCGGGCAAGGTGGCGCAACAGGAGCACCCCCCACAGTCGGCCCAGATGGCAAGCCGTCGTTCTTCGGTGGCCAACCTCCAGGCGCAGCAGGACAGCCCGGCGCTGGTACGGGTCAGGCACCACCTCCGAACCAAGCAGCTGCTATGCCACCCCCAGGCCGCGGTCAGCCAGCACCACTAATGCCCCCGCCAGCCAAGACTATGAGCGGACCATACGGCCAGATGGTCGACAACCCGCAATATGAGCAGTGGATGACACAGAACGGCCCTGCGTACGCAGACCAGCAGCAGGCACTACACGTAGGTCAACAACAAGCACTAGATAACTCCGGCTACCACTAGGGCGAGCTAAATGCCAGTAACGCTTGATCAGATCCGGCAGCAATACCCAGATGCTGCCAATGCGACTGATGACCAGATCGTGCAGCGTATGTCCCAACTCAGCGGGATGCCAATCGATCAGACATACGGATACTTCGGGCTCGATGCACCCAAGCCTGGTGGCACCGTACGCCAAGCGATTTATGGTATCGGTGAAGGTGCCGCTGGGGTCAGCCGTGCCGTGCTTGATGCAGCTGGTGCTGGTGCTTCTGCACTTGATAAAGGCGCAAGTGCTATCACAGGACGTAAGGTCACGGGCTCGGAAGATTTCGTAGATAAGCTGCAATCGCAGACTTCGAAGGACCAGCAAACTCTCCAGACCCGCGCAGATACACAAGACGCGTCTTTCGGCGGCAAGGTGGCTAACGCTATCGGTCAAGCTGCTCCAACCGTCGCAATGGCGGTGGCCAACCCAGCTACAGCACCAGCCCTGTTGACAGGACTCGGTGCTGACAGCGGGTATAACCGATACAAAGACTTGAAGGCCGAGGGCGTCGACGACTCTACGGCAGTGAAGGCGGGTGCCGCGGATGCTGCGATTAGTATCGGGCAGAACTTGTTGCCGCTCGGTGCTGGTGGCGGGAGTCTACTCAAGAGTGCTGCAAAGGGCGCAGCTGCATTCGAGGGCGGTGATCTCGGTGGGCGCGCAGTACAGAAGGCCATCCTGACGAGTAACGGATACCAGGACAACACACCGCTCGTCGATGCTAGCAGTGTAGCCAACGCCGTCACGGGCGCTGCATTAAGCGTACTGCACGGCAAGTCGATGCTGCCGAAGGCAAACTCGATTGAAGGTGCGTCGGCCGAAGGTCACGCGATCTCGGACGATGAGCATACAAAAGAGCCAGAGCAGCTGAGCCTGCCTCTCGCCACGCCAGTGACACCGCAGGGCGATCTGTTCGAGGGGATGCCGTCGACTGGTGGCACGCCAGTGAACCGCGGCTTGCCAGTGACGGGTACGGACATTCACCCGAACCCGCTGACACCGCCTGAGACGATTCTGAATCCGCCTGAGCCCGTCAAGCCAGGGGAGCGCGGCACGCCACCCGACCCGAACGCTGTGACTCCTGAAGAGCGCGATCGGTGGATGAATAAGTGGGGCGACCAGACTCATCCCACCACGGACACGACCATCCAGCGTACACCCACTGGGATATTGGTCGACGGCAAGCTGCACCAGACAAATGAATCATTCATGGCTGCATTGGATAAGGCTGCGCTGTCTGAGCGCGGCATGTCTGATACGCAGCACGATCTTGACATCGCCTGGAAGACAGGCGTGGAAGAGTTGCACCAAGGAGCGAAGGGACCGTTCTCGATCGCTCAAGTGAAGAAGGCAGTAGCAGATCTCGGTGTTACGAAAGACATGAGCCCCGAGGAAGTAATTCAGCGCTTGGATGACCGCATCAAGTACACGAAGGGCGGCACCAAGCAAAACGAGTACATCGCAACGAAAGACGCATTCCAGGAGATTCAAGATGCCAAACGTCAAAATGCCAAGCCCGGTGAAAGTACCGGTCCCCAAAGCAACGATGGCCAAGGTGCCAACCGCACCGAAGCTCAGCCCGGCCCCAATGCCCAAGGCCCAGAACTTCAACCTCGCGGCCCCGAAGCAGCCAGCGGCCCCGAAAATGCCGTCCGCCCCGAAAATGCCCAGCCAGCCCAAGTCCCCCAAGCTGCAAACAGCACCCCGGTTCGGCTGGCAGGAGAACATCAAGAACAACACCAAGCCGGTGAAGGGCCAACAGTAGTCCCAGTTCAACCATTACCAGGAGAATCAAATGTTCCTCATCCAGATGGATATGCCCCCAGAGCCCAAACCCCTGACGGGCGGGTACAACCCGACGTTCAAGGACAAGTGCAAGCAAATGATGGGGTTCAGCGAATACGACAACGATCCGGTGACGATCGGGATAACGGGCAACGAGTTACCGCCCGAAGTGCGTCTGATGTGCAAGGACGTGGGGCCGAACCGGGACGTGTACAACCCGATGGGTCTGTGCCTGCCCGAGATGGCACCCCCAGCCGTCAAACCGGGCAAGAAGTAACTGGCAACATTGACCGAAAGAACCCGTGGACGCTTGAAGATCTGCTGAAGCGGTCCTTTCCCTCGATGCGCGATCAAGACATCGCACACCAGGCACTGATTCAAGGCAAGACCTCAACTGAAATCGCGAAGGCTACCGGACTGTCGGAGGGACGCGTTCGTCAAATCGCTAACGAAAAGACGCTACAGACGAAGGTACGTGACACCGCACGCAAGATGGGCATGCGTGACGGCGAGCTCCTCGAGATGCTTGACACCGCTCGGCACGTCGAAGCCCCCATCGAGCCAGGTGACCGTCCCGGCCGGGAGAACACGCAGCTGGATCAACGGGATCTGTTTAGCACCGAAGGCGAAGAGCGCACTCAGGGTATGGGTGAGGTTCAGTCTGCCGGTAGCTCCCAAGGCGAGACTGTCGACTCCGCGGGTAGTAAGAAGGGCCGCGACTGGGAAGCTGCACAGCTGGCGGGTAAGGACGGCGCTGCTATCCGTAGGGGTGACCGCGAGGCATCCGCTGCCGAACGGGCAGAAGAAGAGCGCCGCACCACTGAGCTCGCCAAGCGTAACGAAACCATCGAAGCCGCCCGCAAAGCGTCGGGTGGTGACGAACTAGATAAAGCTGCCCAGGAACACTGGGACGAAGAGAAGCATGCTGATCATCCGTCATTCGAAGACCTCCCCCCGAACCAACAGGATCTTTGGCAAGACCATTATGCTCGCACCGTCGCTGAGGAAGGACGAGCCCCAACCCTCCACGAGCAAGAGGACTGGTATCGAGCTAACGAAGGTAAGCGCGGGTACGAGTCTGCTAACGGCCGCAAATGGACGGAAACAACTGACGGTAGGAAATTCAATGTTCGGGAGTCCTCGCACGACGAACTCAGAAAGCACCAAGGATTCCGAGTAGCAGAACAGAGCCTACGCGATGCGGGATTAGGTGCTCACCTCGACCGTGTTTCCGAAGTCGCGATCCACGACGACCCTAAAACCGACGCCTACGTGGAACCCCTGCCAGACGGACAATACCGCCTAGTAATGGGCGAACGAACAATCAACGCTGACGATGTATATCAAGGATTGATCTATCGCCACGAAATGATGCATGTCATAGATGACATAGGCCATGGGGGTATCTATTCTCAGCATCCATCTCTTGCGATGATTCAAAGTGGGGAGAAGATACTACCCACTGGGGCCGTTTCGCGTGAACTTTATCAGCTATATAAATCTGCTCCCGATTCTTTTTTGGAAGCAGTATTAGATTACCCGCTCGGTAGCAGCGACCTCGGACCACGTACAATGCGTGCTGAGTTGTTTGCTCAAGCAGGAGCAATGTATCATGATGCAGGTATGCGCTCGATGCTTGAGGCGAAAGCACCGCAAACTGCCGAGTTTTTAAGAAAGGCTTTTGAACATGGACAATCTCAAGAAGAGTTTCGACCAGGCAGCAGCGACAGCGCGGCAGAACGCACAACAGGGCAACGTAGTCGTTTCCAGATCGAATCCCGATCGGATGGACAAGCTGAAGGCATATCTGGAGAGCCCCGAGGGTCAGGCCAGGTTTCCGAACAGCCCAAACGCGCAGTCGACGAATCCGAACACATCGACATCTCCAAATACCTCTCAGCCAACAGCGCCAAATCCTTTAGGCCCGATACCGACCGGGACGCCGACCGTACCAGTCTCGCAGACAAAGTAGCATCGAAGCTACCTAAAGCTCTGCAGGGACCGGCTCGCTCGGTTGCCGGGACCATCGCTCAGGGTGCCAAGCGCGGCATACAGACGCTCAGCTTCGGGCACGATCTTGCAGACGCCGCAGTGAGTAAGGGTCTCAAGACAGCCAAAGCTTACATGGACTTGTTCGGCCAGAAGGGTGCTTACAAGAACGCCCTCGACAAGCGCCTCGGCGACATCGGCTCAGCCGCGGCCAAACTCTCAACCTCCGAGCGTGCACGTGTCTCAGAGTATCTGACCGACACCACAGCACAACAGAAGTGGGGACATCAGCCTGACTGGAAGAACGTCACTACCGATCCTGCGATGGAGAAGCGCTACGGTGAGTTCTCGACAGCCGCACAGAAGCTTATCGCTGATGTTAACCGGCTGGGTCACGAGCAGTTTCAGCAACGCGTCGCCGCCATGAAGGAAGTACGTGAACTGCTTGGTCCCGACGCTAAGGAACTGAGCGTACCTAACGAACTCGACGGCCCCTACGCCCCGCTACGACGCCACGGTGACTACGTGGCTGTAGGTAAGTCGCGTGCTTACCGTGATGCCGAAGCAGCTGGTGACGAAGCCGCCCTGGAAAAGATGCAGTCGGATCCTGACCACTACTGGGTGCAGCACACAAGCTCGATGGGGCAGGCCGAAGAAGTAGCCAAGTCACTCGAGGGCAAGTACGGCTGGGCCGACCGCAAGGCCAAGGAGCCGTTCTATCAGGATGCCGGTGGTGCCACTTGGGAGAACATGCAGAAGTTGATGGAGCGTGGTAAGGCAGCGTTCGAGGATAAGGCACAGGGCGAGGCGTTTGCTAAGGTAGTGGGTGATCTATATCTGCAGAGCCTGGGTGACTCGTCGGCGCGCATGAGCGAGCTACAACGAAAGAATATCCCGGGTGTGGTCGGCCGGGAGATGCTACGTTCCGTGCTTGAGAACGGTTATACCCATAACGGGTACGTCTCGGGCATCCTACACAGCGGTAAGATCGAGTCGGCCATGGGAGCCATGCGTGAAGAGGTTAAGACCCTCCCGAGCCGTGAGAACCGCTCGGACGTGCAGAACTACATCAACGAGTTCCAGCAGCGCCAGGCCCTGCAGTACGAGTCTTCGCCCCCCTGGGAAAACAAGCTGATGGCCTTCACGACGACGTGGAAGCTGCTCACCTCGCCCGCTCACTACCTGCAGTACTTGAGCCAGCCGTACACTATGTCCTTGCCGCTTATGATAGGTAAGCACGGTGCAGGCCGCGGCTGGCGTGCGATGGTCGCCGGTATGCGTGACTCGATGGCCATGGTCAAGGATCGGGGCATCATGTCGCCTGATCTGACGCTACATAAAGGCCCTGCTCGCGAAGTTGAGATGCTCCAGGGACTGAAGAAGGCGGGCATTCTCGACATCGGCCACGAGCAGGACTACGGCCGCGCCGATCTGCTGTCTGATAACAAGGTGGGTGCAGCTTGGGCCAAGGGCACCACCATGATGACCCAGGTGGCTAAGGGTATCGAGATGCATAACCGCATCGCATCAGCGCTGGGATCCTACCGCCTCGCCTACGAAGACGCCATGACTCACGGCGGCAACGACAACACGGCGCATGCAGCTGGTGTCAAGTCGGCGTCGGATAACATCCGCCAGGCTTATGGCGACTACTCGGCGTATAACGCGCCCCGCGCCATGATGAACGGAGCAGCTGGTCCATTGCCGTTGCGCTTGATGACCCAGTTCCGTAAGTTCCAGATCATCCACGCGTCTCTGTTGGGTCGGCTAGTTAAGGCATCCATGGCTGGGGCGACGCCACAAGAGCGGGCTGTTGCTCGCACACAACTAGGCTTCATGGCGACACACTACGGTGTGCTGGCCGGTGCCATGGGTATCCCGGGCGCGCAGGCTGTCGGCTGGGTGCTTAAAAAGATGTTCGACCAAGATGACGACATGGACAGCACCGAGGATTTCCTGCGCAAGCAGATCGGTGACAGTGACGTGGCTAACTTGGTGCTCCATGGTGCTCCGGCCTTCGCCGGGGTCGACATCTCGAACCGGGTTGGTGCGGGAGATATCCTGAACCCGCTGGGTCGGATGAATGTCGGCGGCGGAACGCTTACCGGTAAGACAGTACCCGACTACGCGTTCGCCATGATGGGTCCGGCCGTGGGAATGCTCCCTAATATGGTAGACGGTACGACCGCGATGGCCAAGGGTGATCTCTACAACGGACTGACCCAGTTGATGCCGTCAGGTGTGCGGGATGTACTCAAGGGTATGCACATGGCCACGGAAGGGGTCACGACCAAGCGCGGTGATGTCGCCATGTCGCCCGACGAGATTAACCTGGCTGATGCTCTGATGCAGGGTCTGGGTGCTCCGACGACTAAGGTGACTAACCGGGCACGTAATACAGAGTCAATGTACGACTACGAGCAGCACTTCCAGACCATGAAGACGGACGTGATCAATGACTACCTGCGCGCCATGAAGTCAGGCGACTCGGACTCGATCGACGCTGCTCGGCAGCGCTGGTACGATATGCAGGCAGCGCAGACACGTAACGGGTTCAAGCCATCGCCTGTGTCGGATCTGCTGAAGGCACGCCAGGCCCAGATGACCCGGGAGCGGCAGACTAACGGCGGGGTAGAATATAAGCGCGGGGAGCAGGGCGCTGCACAGCAGATGGCAGAGCGCTAGTGGCGACAGTTTTGGTGACACTTTATATGGAAAACAGTACCAACCCATATAAGGCGGTATAAATAACTACCTGATTTATTGGTGTTTATTTTATTTGCCGACTGCAGAAAACAGCCGTTGGTGCCCAGAAGAGGACTCTATGAAGGGCCTTGCGTCATAGGAGAAACCGGGTAGAATCGCGGCTCTGGCGACACTTCTGGCGACACTCTTGGCAAGCTACTACAAGCGCGGCGACTCCTGGCGA